CAGAGCCGCAGGATTTTTTCTGAATACGGGAAATGGCCGGCGTTGTATAGCGGAGAAGGCGGCGGACATGGATATGTGTTTACACTCCGATGGATTGTTCGCCGTCTAACCCCTATGGAATGCGAACGTTTGCAAGGATACCCGGACGGATGGACGGACATTGGCGAATGGACGGATAGCAAAGGAAAGAAACACAAATACGCTGACAGCCCACGGTACAAGGCTCTTGGCAACTCAATCGCTTTGCCGCAGTGGTTCTGGTTGGTGCAGAAGATGCGCCCTTACCTGAAAGAAAAACCTACGCTGGGCAGTCTGTTCGATGGCCTGGGCGGTTTCCCTCTGGTCTGGCAAAGAGCATACGGCGAGGGAACCGCACGCTGGGCAAGTGAAATCGAAGAGTTCCCGATGGCTGTAACAAAAAGGAGATTTGGCGAAGAATGATTACTTGTTGTCTCAACTGCACATCACGCCGAACGGCTTGCCACGACACTTGCGAGAAATACAAGGCAGAGAAAAAAGACTTCGAAGAGCGCAAGGCGTTCGTGCATGAGCTGAACCACAGCCAGAGTGTGTACCACCGCAACTACGAGGACAAGCACCGGGAACGTGGCAAGAAGCGGTATCTCGGAAGTGAATTTAGAGGTGAACGAGGATGAGACTTGTTGACGTAGAGCCGATTATTGAAGGGTGGAAAGAAACCGGGAACAGTAAAAAAGCCAAAGCTAAAGCGCTTATGAACAGCGGAATTTACTCTGAATACAATAAAGGTGTTGCCCTTGACGCCGCTTCTGACCTTGTTTTGGCACTTGCCGAACAGCTTGAAAACGCTCCATCAATTGCGTGGACAAATGTAAAAGACAAACAACCGAAAGAAGATGGAATTTATCTTGCTGTTTACGATTCTTTGATCTGGGAAAATCTGATTGGGAAAAGGAAGTTTGTAAACGGAAAGTGGATTGACAATAAAAACCCAGTCAAGTTCTGGATGCTAATTCCTAAAATTCCGGGAGACAACGAATGAACACCGGGAAACAGTTTGAAGCAGACTTCAAAGCATCCGTTCCATCCGATGCGTGGTGCTACCGCCTGAAGGACAGTGCTGCTACTTACTACGGCGGCAACGAAAACCTGTCTTTCTCTATCGACAACATCTGCGACTTTATTGTGTACCGATACCCGATGAACCACCTGTTTGAGCTGAAAACCATTGAAACGCCCTCTATCCCTCTGGAAAAGGTGTTTGGTAAGTACGACAAGGCAAAGTGCAAATACCGCAAGGAAAAGCACATCACTGACATGGTGGATGCAATGGGGTACAGCGGTCAGACCGCTCATGTGATAGTCAATTACCGGGCGGTCAACCGCACCTTTGCAATCCCTGCCAGCAAAGTTCTGGCGTTCCGCTACAACGAGAGCCGCAAGAGCATCCCTTGGCAGTGGGCAGAGCAAGAGGGGATAGAGGTAAAAGCAAAAAGGCTGCGTGTCCATTGGCGATATGACGTGGACGGGTTGCTAAAGAAATTGGAGGAAGGACATGAGCATGAAATGTAACCGCTGCGGAGAAGTGTTTAATCCTGAACCGCCAGATGAGATGGGGAGGCATAAGCCCAATGCCGTGATTCTGGTTGACAAAAACGTGCATGACGCATGGGACTACTGGAGTTGCGATTGCTATGATGAACCGTTTCTTTGCCCCTCTTGCATGGCTGCACTCAACGACTGGCTGAAAGGAGAACAGAAATGAGCAATCGTCGTATTATCTGTCTTGTGATTACAATTCTGGCATTGTTACTCACACTGTTATTTACATCCTGTGGTTCAACATCTGCTGATGCTGAAACTAAAACTGAAACTGCTGACCACCCTTGCTACCATGTTACAGTTTATTCCCCGGAAATTAAAAAAGTAGGCTACGGTAGCGCACGGTATCCAAAGTACACCATTACGGTGGAAAGCTTTAACGAGCTGATTCCGATCTCTAGTGCAAGAGATTACAAACTACTCCAAATACCTTTGGGAGACGGTCGATTTGAGCTTGTATCCACTTCAATGGTTGAAATCGAATACTACTGAAAGAGGTAGAGCTATGCAAAAGAAAATTTCAGACATTCTGCCCAAGACGGAAATCTTGGCACAGTTGGCAGAAGAAGCATCTGAACTGGCACAGGCTGCACTGAAGCTGCGCCGTGCGCTGGATGGCACGAACCCGACACCGAAGAGCATCGAAGAATGCCGAAAGGCGTTTGAAGAGGAATACGCAGATGTTATGGTGTGCATGGTTGCGCTTGGTGCTTCGGGTGACGGAAAAGCGCATGAGCGAATTGAAATTATTTCAAGTGAAAAATACTACCGTTGGCTCCATCGACTTCAAGATAAGGAGCAGCCGGATGAATAAATTTGGAAACTGCCCCTTGTGCGGCAAACAGATCAATCCAACCAACCTCCGCAAAATCGCACGCCAAAACCAGCTGTATGGCTTTCGCATGGCTCTGGATGGCATAGCCGCCACATGGGGCGCACTGATTCAGAACCTTCGGTGTGATGTAGACCTGACCGATGAACAGGTGCAGAAAATCATCCGCATTGGTGACAGGTACTGGGAGATGGTTGGACAGTTCAAAAACGAGGACATGACCCCTGACGAGTTTGCGGATTACATCACCGCAAAGTCAGAACAGGTCGAAAAAGAGTTGAGAGAAAGGTGGAGCTAACAATGTTTGAATTTGCAACTCGCTGGCTGGTCTGCCTAGTCCTGCTGGCGGTAGTGGTTCAGTCCGAACGGACAATCAAAAACATGGCGAACAGCCTGTTTGAGGAACGGCAGGCAGTGCTTGTCTGGCTGTTTATCAACGTGTGTCTGGTCGTTTGTACGTCAGTTGTGATGGGGTGGAAATGATGATTCAGGAAATTAACATGGTAGGGCGTGAAAGGCTGGCTTTTCTGTATGGTCTTTATAGCGGCTGCGCGGAATCCGAAACTGAGCTTAACGCCAAAGGCATTTATCAGAAAATTGCTTCCGAGTTAGCTTGGTGTTTGGGATTCAACGAGAACGGTAGCAAATGTTATAAGATGAACGGGGAATAACCAATGGACAACGAACTTTACTGCCCGATGAAGATGACCAGCAACCCGCTTGGTCGGTGCATCTGCGAGAAAGAAAAGTGCGCTTGGTGGCGGCAGTGGGACAACTGCTGTTCCGTTTGGTGGATTGCACGGAAGCTGGACAGCATCGAAACAAAGATGAAGAGGTGAGAGTGTGAAAAAGCGGATTTACCTTGTTCTTGAAACCGAAACGGACGAGGATGACAACAGCATTCTCAGCGATATTGAGCAAGAACTTGGAATGGCTACGCACTATTTTGAAACGGTTTCTTATAGCGAGAACGGTTTTCCTGACAAATGGATTAGCGTCAAGGATAGGCAACCAAAACACCATACTCCAGTTCTTGCATTTTGCGATAACGGCGATACGATTTTTGGCTTTATGGACTTTTACAAAAATTGGGCAGAAGTCGGGAGTGAAATTCCATACGCCGTTACCCATTGGATGCCACTTCCTGAACCGCCAAAGGAGGTCTGATACATGGCAACACCCCCGAAGCGTGGTCGTGGCAGACCGCCGCTGACCGAAGCTGAAAAGAAAAAGCGTGAGAAGCGAGCACAAAAGGCAAAAGAAGAAGCCGCTGCGAAGCGTGAGAAAGAGCGTGAGAAGAAGAAACAACAGATGCTTAACAAGCGGAAATCTATCCGCTCACAGGTGAGTAAAAAAGTGAAAGAACAACAGGAGTTGGCAATCACGAGGTCTAAGATGCTGAATACGGGCGATTTGCAGTCAAGAATTGGTGTTGAAGAGGACAAGAAGGTCATCGGCATGATTGCAGCCAAGTATTTTGGCGACCTTCCGAGCGTGGACATGAACAACCCCATTGAAGTGCAGCAACGCCTTGACTTCTTCTTTGACGCTTGCATCGAAGCTAGAATCTCCCCTGTGGTGGAATGGATTGCACTGGTGTTGGGTATCGAATGGCCTAGCTTGAGACAGATTATGACAGGCAAACGCCGTGACGACAGCTTGCAGCAGAAGTACATCTTGAAGCTGATTCTGCAAATGCAGTCCATGTGGGCGTACAACGGTATGTATGGTCAGGAGAACCCGGCAGAGTGGATTTTCCGAGCCAAGAACTACTTTGGTATGCGTGACAACGTGGAAGTTACCGTTGCACCGCCTGAACAACCGTTGGGCGATGCCCAGAGCGCAGAGCAGCTCGCCCAGAAGTACCAGACGGCTTTGCCAAAAGAGATTGATGTGGAGTACAGAGAGGTAGCGGAAAATGAAACAACGGTTGGTTGATTTCTCCGACCCGATTCTGTCAGCGGCGCTGTTTATCTTGCTGAAAGACCGTACGACCGGCAAAAACATCATCTGGGCGACAGAGCCACCGCCTGAACTGGGTGCGGGCTTTGCGGATGAAATCACGTTAGAACAAATCAAGAAATGCCCGCCAGTGCCACGAGTTCTCAAGCGTCTGGATGAGCAGAAGAAGAGAGCCAAAGCAAAAGCAGAGGTTTTCACTCCTTCTTGGGTCTGCGAAAAGATGATAGACATGGGCGAAGAAAACGGTGCGATGCCCGATATGAAGAAAGAGCCTATCAAGTACATCCATTCGACAGTCCTTGAAATCACCTGCGGAGAAGCACCATTCCTTGTGAACCGATACGACACGGTAACAGACAAGAAGATTCCAGTACCAAGGCGGAAAGGACTGTTTGACCGCAAACTGAAATGTGTAAACAACTGGTTTGATTGGAATGTCTGGACATGGCACGATGTGGCAGAGGACGCAGCGACGACTACATACGGCTATGAGTGGCAGGGTGACAGCCTGTTGCTTGCAAGAGCAAATATGCTCCTGACATGGCGAGAGAACTTTAAGTGGCTGTTCGGCATTGAGCCTGACGCTGGGAAGGTTCGCAACATGGCTGCTATCATCTCATGGAACGTCTGGCAGATGGACGGTCTGAAAAAGACCGTTCCCGGCACGGATATTCCGTGCAAAATCAAAGACTGGAAAGCCGACAAAGAAGTCCTGTTTAAGGACGTTGGGGAGGATGACTAATGCAAACTGACAGAGGAATCTACCACAAGCGAGTATGCGACCGCTGCGGAGCGGTTCTGGGCGGCAGGATGATGAACCCTGACGAATACTTCAAAGACTGGGCGTGGCGCAGGGACACAGGCGACCTATGCCCGGAGTGCTACGAGGAGTATAGGCGAGTGATCGGGCGGTTCAACGCCAACAGAAGGAGAAAGAAAGGGCAGATATAATGAAAAAGTGCGCTCTTTACAGGTGCAAACAGTGCTTTGCAACCATGACGGACGAAAGCGATGTCAGAATCGACAAGGACATTGTTGATTGGATGTTTGAAAACGAAATGGAAGAAAGTAAAATTGGGTTTATCGCCAAATTCAAAATAAGCGATAAAGTCCTCATTCATCGTTGCGCCAATAACACTGTTGGTTTATGCGAGTTTATCGGATGGAAGGAGACAGAAGAATGAACTTCTACTGCACCACCGAACATTGCTTTATGTCAGGGATGCTTTTTCATAAGGGCGTTGTCAGTTGTACAGCGCATGACTGCAAAGACAGGACGGAGCCATGCAGCGTGAACGATTTGAAGTCGGATGTGCCAAAAGGCATGGTAGACCCAACCAATGACGACTTCGGAGCGGTCTGCAACTGCGCTGTCCGCTATTGCTTGGGCAGACGGTCATATATGCCTAGTCTTGTTTGCAGATACATCATCTCGCTTCTGCCGGAGCTGACCGACAAGACGTTGGATTGCTTTGAACGTGACATTGCAGAGCGCAAGCGGACAGGATTTGACTTTGGCGATTCCTGCGACTATGAGACGTGGGATGCGTTCTACAAGGCGGTTTGCACGGAGATTGAAAGGAGAAAGAAAAATGTCTTTGCTTGAAATTGTACTCGGTTTTGTTTTGACGACAATGATTGGTTTTGTGTTCGTTTTTCCGATTTATTTGCTCGAAAAATATATAGTTCTTAGAACTTTGGAAAAATACATAGACAACATAACCTTGAAAGCCATTGCGGTTGTAGCAGTCAATGTTCTTTTCTTTCTTGTTGGGTTTGCAATCATATTTAGCGTTTACGGTTAAGTTTGAATAACACGATTTGAAGAAAGGACGAGCAATGAGAGCCAGACCGATTGATGCCAATGCACTACGGAAACGCATTGAAGAATGGATGCAGGAATTAGAGCAAGAGTTTACTGTTGAGTACGCCTACATGGGATATGCGCTAGATGATGTGCTTGATTACATCGACACTGCACCAACAATCGAGGTAAAAGACAATGGCTAATTATCCAGAATATCTTGAACGAAACGCACTTATTGAAAGAATCCAGAAAGCATATTGCGATGGCTGCGAGAACTACAATGGAGTTAGATGCCGTGCTTGCGGCATTGGCGATGCCATTGACATTGTGGAAGATGCTCCGACAGCCTTAGAGCGTACCGCTGAATGGATTGTACAGGACGATACGTTCACAAGGTTCGAGTGTAGCAGATGCCACACAAAAAATCATCACACACGTTGGAACTACTGCCCGAACTGTGGAGCGAAAATGGAGAACGCGCATGGCTAACACACTTTGGCATCCAGCAAGCGAACCGTCACGAGAGCGGACGCAGCCTTTGTTGCTTGCGGCTAAGACAACGTGGCGTGATAAAGATGGAAAAATGTTGCAAGGAATCTCGCCAACAACGTATTTTCTTGGCTGTTACGCAGACGGTCAGTTCTGGGACGAGATAGGCGAGAGACTGCCGGAAGATGTGACGGTGACGCATTGGATGGCGTTTCCGATGGTATGAGGTGATGTAGATGGACAAGTATGCATGGTATTCTGTGCGAGATGAATTCAATGACCCACTAGAACACAACGACTGGTATGTTGTGACGCACTGGACGTATGCGCCAAAAGAGCCAAAGGAAGACTAATATGAGATTGATCGATGCTGATGCACTGCGCCAGAAGATTGAAAGGTGGGAGAATGAATCCAACCAAGGAAGCTCGTTCTCTGATTCCGTAGAGGGTTTTGCTTACGATGAAGTGCTGTGTGCTATTGATGTAGCGCCGACCGTTAAATTAAGAGAATTGTGGACTAACGTGAATGATGCTCTGCCGCAAGAAGATGGGCTTTACCTTGCTTATTACAAATGGCTTGACGTTACGGGAGCGTGGTATACGTTTTGCGGAGTTTGTGGATTCCACAATGGAGATTGGACTGATTTAGACAGAACAGTTACACATTGGATGCCATTACCGCAATATCCAAAGAAATGAAAGAAGGATAACAAATGGAAGAACTTAAGAGATGCCCGTTCTGCGGTGCGGAACCACCGACTGTAAAAGTGATTCATCCACTTAACGTTGACATGGCTAGTTGGGTAGTCTGCGGGAAATGCGGGGTGAGCACTTCTGCAACATTTGGCAAGGAAAAAGCCATCGAAGCATGGAACAAACGCTATAAAGAGGACTGAGTATGGACAAAAAACGAGACAGCTTTACATTCCAACGATACTACTTTGAAGCCATCTCCACACTCAAAAGTAAAGAGAAGTTGGAACTCTACGATGCAATCTGTGCATACGTTTTTGAAGAAAAAGACGCAACTTTCAACTCAAAAAAAGCAGAATCTTGTTTCATTTTGATTAAGCATCTGCTCGATGAAGAGTGGAAAAGAAGCGATATTGCGTCAAAAGGATGGTCTACACGAAAGTCGGTTCATCCTCATGTCATAAATGAGATGAAGGTCAGCTCATCTATGAGTTCAAAGTCAGATGACGATGAACTCATTATATCAACTGACAGTCAGATGAACGTAAAGACCTTGCCGGAAAGTGCAGTCAAGAAGAAACCTGACATCTTCTCCGACTTTGCTCATGGCGATAAAGCCCTGTTGGAATCCCTGCGAGAGTTCGCACAGATGCGTACAAGAATCAAAAAGCCTATGACAGACCGGGCGAAACAGATGCTCTGCAACAAGCTGGAAAAGTTTGATCGGCACGACAGGAAAGCCATTCTTGACCAGAGCATCTATGCAGGATGGCAGGACATTTACGCATTGAAACAGGATGACCAGAACGAGCAAAGTACGGAGATGGAGTTTCCTAGACTATGACAATGGACGTTCAAACGGTATTTATCGGTGCGCTGATGCTCTGCAAGCCGGGCGTTGTGGATGAAATCATACCAGACCTTGAACTTGACTTGTTCAGGCCTGAGCTGAGAGACGCTTTTGCGGCTGTTCAGGGCTATTGGACGGCTAGGGGTAAGATAGATATAGTCGAGATAAACACGCAGCATCCAGACGTAGCGCAGACGCTCTTGGCGTGTGTACAAACCTGTGAATCAGAGTGTGTGCGAATTGACAGGGAGCAGATGCAGCGTTGGACACAGCTTATCAGAGAACAAGCGGCACTCACTCGTGTGCAAGGTCTGGCATTTCAGATGACCAGCGAGCTTACCGACTATTCTGATCTATCAGACATTTACCAGCAGATGGGCGAAGCAATGAGCCTGAAAGCTGAGGAAGAAGATGCGTGGACATACGAGGATGTGCTGAACGACTATGTGCTTCACATGGACGAGAAGCCTGTGTATATCAAGACAGGCCTAGAGCGTCTGGATGAAGCACTGCACATTTCTCCGGGTGATTTCATCATTATCGGCGGCAGACCGTCTGCGGGCAAGACAGCCCTGTCTCTGCAAATAGCAGCAAGCATGGCAAAACAGGACTACACCGTGTACTATTTCAGCTTGGAAACCAGCAAACGCAAGCTGGGCGCACGTCTGATGGCCAATCAAATATACTGCCCTCTGGACACGGTGAAAAATAAGGCGGTCAGCTTGAATGAGATTGACGGACAGGCAGAGAACATGAAGATGCCCCTATATATCCGCTCTGCTGCTGGAAAGAACGTGGCGTGGATGAAGGCTCAGGCTCTCCGTAAAAAGGCTCAGGTCATTTTCGTAGACTATCTTCAACTCATTCACGAAACGGGCGCAAAGGACAGATATGCCGCCATTACAGCCATATCCATTGCCTTACACGAGCTGGCGCAGACCACAGGCATTGTCGTGGTAGCTCTAGCACAGCTTAATCGAAACCCATCTAAGCCCGGAGCAACGCCTACTAACTCCGACTTGCGAGAAAGCGGACAGATTGAACAGGACGCAGATGCAATCATCCTTCTGTCCGGCGATAACCCCGACAAGTATCTGTTCCGACTAAGCAAGAACAAGGAAGGTGGGATAGGCGACCTTCCGATCACGTTTAACAAGCAGATTCAACGGTTCCAAGAGTACACTTGGATGGACTGATACCGTCTGAACCCAATAAATATTTTCACTACACAAAATACAGGAGGAAAACAACTATGGCACTTACCAACATCGAACGTGAGACTATCATCAACTTCAACGCAGCGGAAGATACCGCAGAAATCTACACGGCAGACCCGGTTTACATTCGCAAGCTGGACAAGCTCTGTGAGCAGTTCCCCGATACATACAAGTTTATGGCGGAGCTGTCTGCCAAGCGGTGCAAGGAATCTAAGACCTATTCGATGCCGAAACGTCTTGTGAAGTTCCGGCCGCCTGTCACTCGTGAGATCAGCGGAGAGCAGCGTGAAGCACTGGCAGAGCGTCTGCGTAAGGCAAGAGAAGCCAAGAAAGCCAAGAATATCTAATCTTAGCTCGCGCGGCTACAAAACTACTGTATCAGAAAGCATGGAATGGTGTCAGGTGGTAAAACTACCTTCTGCGACTATTCCGTGCTTTTTTCTCTTGTTATTTATCAGGGGAAAACGGCAAGGTCTGAATTTGAGAAAGAATCGTCTAATCGCAGGGCTGATTGAGACGAAAGCAAGATGTGTGAGACGAAAAAACGCTTCGACAATCACTTTCGGAAATGGCTTTCAAATTTTTGTCCCCTTTTCCCCTTGTTTCCTCTTCCCCCCTTTTGTCCCCCTCTTTCCCCTACAACCCCTATTACCCCCTATAATCCCCCTAACATCTTCCGTGCTCCCCTTTTCCCTCCCCGTGTGTTTAGCGCGCCCGCGGGCGTTATATGCGCTAGCGCGCGCGTTGACGGAGCCGGGTGTGCCATGATAGTTCAAAAGTGAATAAATAACATTTATGCGAAATTGCAAAGCCAGCAGAGAAAACCGTAGGCGAGAGCTGGCGTGAGGTTCGGGCTGATGAATGGTCTGCAACTATTTTACATGGAGAATTGACTTCATTTTGTAGTCGGGTCAATATGTACAAATGTTGCATAGACTATTCCTAACAGGATGCTATGGATTGAACGATATGCCATATCGTGTTACTGGGAATTAAATCGAGCAGAAACAGACAGAATCGGATGGTACGACTATTTTAGCAGAATAATAGTTAAAAAGATTGAGTAATTGCCTGCGACTATTATAATAAGTACGGTGGTTAAAGATTTTGAGGTAATGTGATGGAGATTAAAATTGACAGGTGTCAAGACACATATTGATTTTTTGGTGGTCTGATGGCTTAGCGACTATCGCATCTCCTTTTCTCTAAAAGGCAAACGACTATTTCACACAAAAAATACACGATTATTTGACGATAATTCGCAAGAAAATGATGCGACTATTACTCTGCGACTATCAGCGGACAGCTCGTTACTATACTATATATAGGACTTTCAAACACTGGCCGTCTGACGACTTTACGACTATTCCACGACTATCCTCCGGGATAAACTACGACTATCGGCTACGACTATTCCAGAAGCTGTTGCGACTATTCCAGCCGGAACGCTGCGATTATTGCTGACCTCTATTGGCTATCGGGCGAAAGCCCGAAAAGAGATGCGGCGGTAGCCGTCAAGGGTTCCGCGCCGCCGTGCCAGGAAAAAACATAATGCCAGGCTAACCCACGCCAGGACTCCAGCCGCCAGGCGTGGGAAGTATCGGCACATCGCCGGGCTGGCATGGTTTGCGATGTGTTGCACTGTCTGGCATGGATCTATAACAGGGGCGCACCGCTGCACCCTTATATACCTTATTATAATAGGGCGGCTGCGCTGACCTGTACAGCGTTCGGCGCGTCGGTGGGATCTGGTATCGGTGGAGGTGCTGTGCTTGACGGTATGCCCTCCAGCGTGTCGCAGTTGGCGTATAGGCGGCTTGTGTATCTGCCGTATTGTATGCGCTGAAATAGGGAAAATCAACGGAAAAGCCCCTGTAAAGCCCTGTAAACGGTTTTGGCGTTGTGGTGGTATAATTGCATTGACGGCAGAAAGACAGCCGTAAACGATTGTGAGAAGCTGATACACCGCCGGGCAAAAAGAAAAGCCCTGCACCGTGTCGATGCAAGGCAAAAGAAAAGCCCCGCCAGCGTGGGCGGGGTAAAATCTGAAATTGTGTCAGCGTTGATTGCGCCAAATGTTATAATCTGCTGCCGTCATGATGGTATAACCGCCGCAAACCTTAACGACAACGCAGTCACCGGGGCAAACCTTGCGCGCATAGTAGCGGGTGGTATACAGTCCAGTCATTGTGTTATATCCCTTGTTAGTCATAATATAAGCCCTCCATTATTTGGACGCCTTAAACAGTGCCTGGAAAAACCAAAAACAAAACAAGATTGCGGATAAAATCACAGCTCGCACCCCCTTATACCACGCTAAACCGTTTGTATGTGGTCCTGCTGCTGCACTCTGCGTATATATCTGGGTGCAGCGTCTTGAGTAGCTTGCTATCCAGCCGGACGCTCTGAACGTCCTTGTAAATGGCTTTTGCCGTACCTTGCGCCATTTCCGGCGCGCCCTGCATCATGCAGATAATATCAGCTTTAATGCTTTCGTTCATTGCTTCCAGCTCTTCCAAAAGCCGCTTGTTTTCGCGGTATTCGTTCACCTTTTCTTCGAACAACGTCATTTTTTACGCCTCCTTTAGCTGTTGAGAAATGCGATCATAACCAGTGCGCCGGAAATCATGCCGCCCACGTACCAGAGGGCAGCCCACTGGGAAAAGTCAAGAGTAATCATTGTTTGCCCCCCTATCACATAACCTGGAACAGCGCAGACGTGCGGGCGGTGACGGCGTACAGTTTGCCGGACGTGTTGCCCTTTACTAGAACGCCGGTGCAGCCGTAAATTCCGGTGCTGTATGCGATGCACTCAAACCCGCATTCCTCAACGCGGATTGCGTCAATCTCTGCGAAACGCTTTTTGGTCAAGTCCTCTGCTGCGTTGGTGGTAACATAACGGCGAATATCTTTTAATGTGGTTTTCATGGTTTTTGTCCTCCTGTTTTGTGGTGGCGTAACACGTTCTTGTGTTGTCTATATAGTAACACATTCTTGTGTTTGTGTCAATGGTTTTGCACACATTCTTGTGTTGAAAGTCGTTCATGTTTGAGTGTGTACAAATCTGCTCAGTTTCGGACACACTGCCCGCCCTCCAGCGTCCCGCACCGGTACGATCTACCAGACGTGGGCGGTCTGGTATCGTATGCAGACCGGTGCGGCGTGTTAGTGCGCCGTGTCTTGCATGGTCTGCCCTGGTTTTGGCGCTCCCTGCGCTGCTGCCTGTAATGTGCAGTCTGTCCGGGTGCGCTGGGGCTGGCAGGGGTCACCGGTGGGGTATACAGGGGGAGCCGGGGGTGGGGTGGTCGACACCTCGCGTAGAAAAAATTCAAAAAAGGCGGTTTCTCTACTTACCCACCCCCTCTTTTCTGCACAAAACACCCACACCCCCATTGTCAATCTCAAAAATTCCGCCGCAAAAACAAAAAGACCCCTACAAAGGGTCTGTGTTCTGTGCTATACTTGCCTTACAAGCCTTGAAAGGGAGGAATCTACAAAAATGTACGCCTTATTTGGAATGATTGCTTTGGTTGCAACGCCTGTGTTTGGAGCGCTGTGTCTTTACAACAAAGCAACGCATAAGAAAGACAATCGGATGTTAATTGCTTTCTTTGCATCATTTGCAGTTCTTGTTATATGTTTGGCTGTAACACCAGAGCCATCACATAATGAATCGGCAAGCTCCGGCGTTACATCTTCCTCCGCCAAGTCTACGGCAACGGAACTGGATGGTAGCTCTATTGAGGAAGTTTCCGAAAGCTCAGCAAGTAGCACTCCGGCATCTCAAAAAGCGGCATCCGAATCTGAACAGCCTATAAGCTCTGAACCTGCAAGCAGTGAGCGGGTGGCATCCAGGGCTTCTTTGCATAACCCGGATGATGATATTCCAACGCTTGATTTGGATGACTATGCAAAACAGGCGGCGGACAACGCTGTAAAGGCAAAAGACAAATACGCTGGCAAGCAATATAAGGTGACATATCAAGTCAACAGTGTATCAGACGCAATGATTAAGTTAGATAATCCGTACACTGTTATGTTCAGCGTGAATTTCATTACTTCTCACAGCATTGGTTATACCGTTTATATGGCTGGATTCCCGGAAAACGAAAAAGATAAAATTTCTAATCTTTCTCCCGGGCAGACCATTACATTTGTTGGAGACTTTGATGGCAACAAATTCACTGACTGCCGATTTATAGTTCCGTAAATAAAAAGCCAGCGGCTAGATGTTCTCTAACCACTGGCTTTTCTTATTGGCTGTTATACGCTTCTACGGATGCTCGCATAAAGCAGACGGAACGTCTCACGACCTTTCGGCGTTACTCTGGTCTGTACGCCACCGTGCTTGTTCTTCTGGTTGCAGTACTCCTTGACCGCAAACAGACCGTCACCCTTGCCCGCTTTCGGCAGGATGCCCTTGTTCTTGTCACGGTAGATGTATCCGTCAGAAATAAGCATCTTGATGAACAGGCGTTCAGGAATACGCAGTTCCTTTGCGGTAGAGCGGAAGTTTGTAGACACGTTCCATGCCACAAGGTCGTCAAAGTAGTCTGCCTTAGGCTGCATCTCCTCGTTCTTCTCACAGAGCTGCTTGTTCTGCATCTGTAATGCTGCGCTCTTTTCCTTTTCGGCCTTCATATTCTGAATCAGACCGATCACGAAGTCCGGGTTGGCAATAGCCGTCTCCAACAGGTTATCGGTCATGTACATTCCATGCTTGCGGATGGAGGGCAGAACTTCGTGAGTGACCCAATGCTTGAACCGCTGTGCGCTTTCCAGCTTGCTGCTGAAAATCAGACTGTACAAACCTGATTCGTTGATGATGGTTGTCTTGCTCTTGTAATTAGAACCATCACCCTGAATCAGGGTAGTGGTTTTATCTTGTTCATCAACGTGTGCTGACAGTGCGTTCTCAGGCTTTGCGTAGCCAAGTGCTACCGCAATGTCCTTGCCAACAAACCAAGGGTCGTCGTCAATGAGCATGACACGGATTTCGCCAAACTCGGCGTTGTTGAAGATTTTGATGTTCTCAGACAAAGAAAGTTGCATTAAAAAGCTCCTTTTCACTTGTGAGAGAAGCGATTTTCTGCTATAATAACGGCGAGAGAATGCTTCTCTCAGGGTTTATATGATACGTTCGCTGTGGTCGGCAAACTTTAGCGGACGTATCATTTTTCGTTTTCATTGGTAGAATCCATCGGATGCAGCGTAAAGAACGCTTCACGGAACGCAGCAGAAATGGAAACCCGGTTCTTGATGCAGTATTCCTGCAAGCTAGCAAACTGCCGCTCCGTCACGCTGATGGTAACGGTGTGACCGTAACGCTCTGCGTAAGGACTACTCATACATATTCTCCCCCTTTCGTTTTGCTGTGCAATAAGTGTAACCGCAAAATATTAGGATGTCAAGAAAATACACCCCATATATTGTGTTCACTAGTGCTGGCATCAGATTTTTCCGTTCTGATTGGCTGCTCCTGCTTCGTACCCTGCCCAGTAGTTCAGTTCGGACAGCTTACCCAGTGCTTCTGCGTACTCCCTGTCCTCGCTGGTCGGCTCTTTGCCGTGGGCGAGGGTTTTTAGAAATTCTTCGGTTGTTGTGGGAAAGTTCATGTTTTTTTGCTCCTTTCTATTGCAGAAGCTGTCTGCTTCTGCTATAATAATTAACAGAAACCGAGACTGCGCCCTTGGTTGCGCAGCTTCTGTTTTGTGGTGGAATAGGTCGTCAGTGCTACTTTGGTCGGTCGTGCTGACGGCCTATTTTTTATGCCACAAAGGATAAATCTACCGTTGTTGGCTGATTCATCGTGTGCTCTGCTGTCTTAGATTATAGACGTTTGGTATATAGTTGTCAACAGCCCAATTTGTATAATTCAGTCACACATCTGTGACATTTTACGCATTCTAACGTAAATTTACGTTATTTGATAGTACTTCCGTAAACGGATTAGTTTACCCTAGTGATAGTAACTCAAAAGATATTTTTCGATAATTCGTAAGGCTATTATTCAAGTATACAGTTTGTAAAGCAACAAAAAAGTTTACAGCCGTTTTATCACCCTATTGATAGTAAAAAATTTGCAAAAAACACAAGAAGGTGTTGACAGTGACACGAGAATGTGTTATCATTGGGTCGAAAGAGAGGTTCGATAAAAATGGCAGAGAAGAAAAAAGGCGGTGCAACCAAAAATAAAGTCAATTCCGGGGACATTCTTCGTTCCGTTATGAAAATCAGAGGATATACTTCTGCATCTCTTGCAAGGCAAATGGGATATGAAGTTTCTTCTTATGTGACAAACCGTGTTAATGCGGATGATTTGAAGTTATCCACAATGGCAATGCTTTTGGAAGAAATGAAATACCAAATCGTGATTCAGCCTATTGGCGCTGATGTTGCATCGGATGAATTTGCTCTCAAAGTTCTTGAAAGAGACGGTGAACCTGAATGATCTACGGTTACGCTCGTGTCAGTTCCGCTGGACAGGCGATTGACGGCAACAGCCTTGAATCGCAAGAGGAAGCTCTTAAAGCTGCTGGAGCAACTAAGATTTTCAAAGAGGTATATACTGGAACTAAAATGGAACGCAAGGAACTGGACAAACTGGAAGCGGAAGTCCAGAGCGGCGATACAATCGTTGTAACGAAGCTAGATCGTGTCGCCAGAAGCCTTGTCGGTGGGTATGAACTGATTGATTCATGGATTGAAAAAGGAATCCGGGTGAACGTGCTGAATCTTGGTGTGATGGACAACACCCCTGCTAGTAGGGCTATGAGAGGTATGTTCCTTGTGTTTGCCCAGTTTGAGCGTGACATGATTGTTGAGCGCACCAGAGAGGGCAAGAAGATTGCCAGCCAGCGTCCTGATTACAAGGAAGGCCGCAAGCCCACCGAGTATGACCGCAACCTCTTTGACGTTCTCCATGAGCAGGTAGAGAAGCGCATTTTAACGGTCACGGACGCTGCCAAGCAGCTTGGCGTGACCCGCCAGACATGGTATCGGATTGCTGAACAGAGAAAGGCTGGATAATATGCAGGGAGAAGAACTGATTGTTAAGAACGGAAGCATCACGCTACGGTCTATGCTTGACTTTGGTGGTTTCCTCGAAATCAAGCGGTTCTTGGAAGCTTGTCATTCGGAAAACTGCACTGTGACTTTTGCAAACGAGGAAATTGTCATTTTCCCGAATGAATACGATGCTGCTAAAGATGCTCTCGTCTTTATTTATGGTACACTGGCAGAAAGACACGGTATTATCGAAAAGTATCTCCGCTATAAGCTGATGCTAGGAGACGAACAACCAAAACCTACTTTACATAGTCAGAGAAAGGAATAAAGCATGAAAACCGTAAAATTGTCTGAGCAGAGTTTGAAACTCATTGAAACGCTGTGCGATTACACCGACAAGTCTGATATTCTCAATGCCATCGCAGACGCCTTGTACTACGATGCGGACGAGCTGAAACGCAGGATCAACAAGCTTGCAGAAGAAGTCAAATAAACTGAGCAACCCATTTATTAAGATGGATTTTAGTAAATAATTTTCTGAAGCAAAATTATAAAACCGAATATTTGATTTTTTGTGCAGTTGTAGGCACTCTTTACATTTTCAGGTAGGGGGTGCCTATTTTTTTATGCAGCCAAAACAGTGCATTGCCATCATCGACAGCATCAAAGCGTATGCAAAGCAGAATCCGACAGAAGCACAGGTTTACGAGGACTGGTTTCAGGCGGTGGTGAACCTTAGAGACGCACTGCCGCAAGACAAGCGGTTCGATGCCTACAAATACTCCGGCGAGCTGCGCTCTGTCTGCGCAGCCATGATGGGAAAGATGAAAACAGGCGAGGACGTGGCGAAGGTTTATGATATTATCGGTCGGACGTACCTGTTTGAAGCAAAGGATGTGTTCGACAGCTATTGCATCTACCTTGAATGGAACCGTGCTCCGGAAAAGAAGTTCTACCAGCCACGCAGAAAGGTGCTTCTGACGCTGGTTCGTGACCTAGAGGACTTGTTTTTCCATCGAGTAGAATTTCTTGGGGTTAGTCAGCCCCCGCGTACTGGAAAAAGTACGCTCTGTATATTTTTCATCACATGGCTGATGGGCAACCGCCCTGACGTTGCATCGGTTATGAGCGGGCATTCCGACAAGCTGACCAATGGTTTCTACGGCGAAGTGTTGTCTATCATCACAGACCCCGTGACCTATAACTGGGGGAAAATCTTCCCCGACGTTCAGCTTGCAGACAAGAGCGCAAAAGACGAAAGCGTTGACCTGAACCGAAAGAAGCGCTTCCCCACCCTGACCTGTCGTTCCATCGGCGGCACGTTGACTGGTGCTGTTGAAATTGGCGAGGGCGGCGTTCTGTACAGCGATGACTTGATTGAGGACTTGGAAGAAAGCCTGAACGTTGAGCGTTTGAACAACAAGTACGATGCCTATCTGAACCAGCTAAAAGACCGCAAAAAGCAGGGCGCATTGGAGCTGATGGTTGGTACACGCTGGAACGTGCTTGACCCTTTGGGGCGCATCCAGAACCAGTACGCAGACAATCCAAAGTACAGATTTCGGGTGATTCCCGCTGTGGACGAGAACGGACACAGCAATTTCAATTATGACTACGGCGTGGGCTTTGATGATGCCTACTATGCTGACATGAAAGCAAGCATTGACGATGCAACATGGTGGGCGAAGTACATGGGCAAACCCTATGTGCGTGAAGGTCTGCTGTTCCCTGCCGATGAACTGCGGTATTTCAACGGCGTTCTGCCTGATGGAGAGCCTGATCGCAAGCTCATGGTCATGGATATTGCATGGGGCGGCGGTGACTTTACCGCCTGTCCTATCGCTTATGTGTACGGCGATGCCGTGTTCATCCCTGACCTTGTGTTCAATAACGGAGACAAGACCGTGACCAGACCGGAAGTCGTGGGCAAAATCATCCAGCACAAAATCAATGTGGTGCGTGGCGAAGCCAACAACGGTGGCGATGAATACTGTGACGTTGTTGACAGCCAGCTCCGGCAGCAGGGTTATCACTGCTCTGTTCGCAGCCAACGTGCGCCCAGCGGTCAAAGCAAGCTGTCCAGAATTATTCAGTATGCGCCGGACATCAAACGATTCTACTTCCTTGACGAGAAACACCAGTCGAAAGAGTACAAGGCGTTCATGGAGCAGGTGACGATGTTCACGCAGCTTGGCAAAGTTCCGCACGATGATGCACCGGACAGTCTGGCACAGCTTGCCGATGAACTTTACAACGGAATCAGTAAAATTGAGCCTGTCAAGAGGCCATTTTGATTAAAAACACAATATATTGTGTTCGCTGGGTCTATTTATTTGATTTCACTACTTGACAAGGCTTATAATGTACGCAGGAAGTTTTGTAGCTTCCCTTAAAGGAATAGCTTGCACGCGGGGTTTGTCATTTTACTCGCGTGCGTGTCAACAAGCATATTCCTCCTTTCGCCGGTGGAGGTTTTCTCACTCTTTCACCTTCACCGGACTTTATATGTTGCGTTTCCAATTGTTTGGGGAATGCCAGCCTGTCTCCCCCCATGGCTGGCAAGCAACGGTTCGATTCCGTTACGCAGCACAACCAACTACCTAGCTTTGCATGGACTTATTCTCCAAAACCTCCACCGCTATTCCCGGCTCTCAATGTGATGTTTAGACATGACATTGCAAAGAGCGGCGGTTAACCAATCAAGCCGGGTTTTTATGCTACATTAGCTTAGTATGGTTAGAGCACTCGGCTCATATCCGAGCATACATTGGTTCAAATCCATTATGTAGCACCAAAATTGCAGCCGACCCGTTTACGTCTGTCCGACAACTGAATGTAAAGGCTGCAATGGCTTTCTCCGGGCGGAGAATAGCACGACCGGAAGTGCGAATAGTTTCCCGGTGGCTTCTGACGGGTCTGTGCCAAACAGCCTGTTTCCAGAAATCCAACGAAAGGAGCACAGATGGTAGCAAAAGTACGATGCAAGCGTCCTCGGAAAGACGCAAACGGCAATCCGTGTGATTGCGGACGTTATCTTGGCGAAGTGGAAGGTAAGTTCTCCCTTCTGTGCCCTCTTTGCCATTGGATTACAATTGGAGATTCCAATCTTCCAAAAGAAACGTGGGTCTCCGTGCCGAAGTTCAAGAACTGAATAGCTTTTGAAGCGCAGTTGTAAGCGCAGTGAGATAGACCTTAACAGGTTTGTCTTGCTGCGCTTTTTATTTTGCCTGAAAGGAGGAACGCATGGCTGAGTATCAGATGGTCGTTGGCGGCTTTTTGAATAATCCGCTGACCGGACGCAGACCGATTGAAACGCCGGAGACGGAAATCAATCGGGCAAACGTGCTGAAAGTGGTTATGGGCAAGGCAGAGTCTATTCATCTGCTGAATAAGAATGAGATTCGCTTTCTGCACAACTACTACTTGGGTAGCCAGCCTGTCCTCAATCGCACGAAGGAGTACCACGCTGAAATCACCAACCGCATTGTAGAGAACCACGCCAATGAGTGCGTGGGCTTCTACACAGGCTACATGAGCGGCACTCCCTGCTCTTATGTGCGGTCTGAAACGGCAACAGGTGACGGCGAGGAAATAGCCCGCCTGTCTAACGCTTTGCAGTATGAGGGCAAGGACGCGCTCGATCGGCGGCTCTGGCAGTGGATGTTGGAGTGCGGACAGGGATACCGCATTGTTCTTCCTGACAAGGGGTATGGCGGCAACTACCCGGACGAAACACCCCTGCTGGTGGACGTTCCAGACCCTGACATGGCGTATGTGATTTACAACTCCGGCATTGGGCACAAGCCCATCGCCAACGTGCTGCACATCCCACGCAATTATCAGAATGACCTGAATGACTTGATTTGCGTGTATACGCCGAACCAGTACTTTGAAATCGACAACGGCAAGGTCACAAAATCGGAGAACCACTCTCTGGGGATGCTGCCGATGGTCGAATACAAGCTCAACCCGGAGCGCATGGGTCTGTTTGAACCGGCTATCCCTGTGCTGGATGCCATCAACGACCTTGAAAGCAACCGTCTGGACGGCGTGGCACAGTTCATTCAGTCCATCATGGTGTTTACCAACTGCCTTGTGGACGAAGAAGCCTTAAAAGCTGTTAAGGCTATGGGCGCAATGTGCCTGAAGTCATCTTCCGGTCAGCCAGCTTCGGTCGCACAGCTTGCAAACGAGCTTGACCAGCAGCAGAGCCAGACCTTGCTTGATTCCATGTTGAACGTGTACCGCAGCCTGACTGCTATGCCTAGTGCCACTGGCAGTGAAAACGCAACGTCTGACAACGTGGGCGCAGTTATCGTTCGTAACGGTTGGAATCACACCGAAGCAAGGGCGCAGCAGTATGAGAATATGTTCAAGTTCTCGGAACGCCAAAGCTTGTCTGTAATGCTGAAAATCCTGCGTGATACGGCTGGCTCTAAGCTGATGGCAAGTGACATCAACATCAAACTGCCCCGCCGTCAGTACGATAACCAGCAGAGCAAGGTTCAGATTTTCGCACAGATGCTTAGCCAGAGCATTGACCCGCAGTTGGCGTTCACAACGCCCGGTCTGTTCCCTGACCCGCAGGCTGCTTACGAAATGAGCAAACCGTTCTTGATTGCCGCTGGCAAGCTGGGCGAGGATGGGAAAGCACCGAAGCCGAGACAAGCAGTCTACCGATAGCAATAAAGAAACAGAGGGCGAATAACCCTTTGCATATTCCGGCAGGGAAGCCGGGATACAAATTTCGCAGCGTTGCAGGGAAGCAACGGTAAAAAAACGCAGGAGGAAATTAACAATATGAACTACAAAGCGTTACTTGGTGATGCCTACAAAGAGGGCATGACCGCCGATGAAATCATTTCTGCGCTTGAAAAGGTTGCAGACCCTAGCGCAGAGGTCGAGAAGCTGCGCAACGCCGTAACGAAAGCCAACGGTGAAGCAGCCGAGTACAAGAAGCAGCTCAAGGCAAAGCGCACCGATGACGAGAACGCCGCACAGGAACAGGCTGACAAGCTGGCAGAAATGCAGAAACAGATTGAAGCCCTGACTGCTGACAAGGAAAACCTCGTCAAGGAAAAAACCCTTGCATCTTACCGTGAAAAGTTCGTTGCACAGGGTTATGACGCTGAACTGGCTGGCAAGGCTGCATCTGCGCTGGCTGACGGCGACATGGACAAGGTGTTTAAGTTCCAATCGGAATTTATGACCGCCCATGACACCGCATACAAGGCTTCTTTGCTGAAGGATATGCCCACGCCTCCGGGTGCGGATGGCAAGGGCGGCTCTGACAGCGAAGGCGTGGCGTTTGCTAAGAGCCTTGCACAGCAGAACGTAAATACTTCTAAGGCATCGAGTGACGCAATGAGTGCTTTCCATTAACAAGGAGGAAAACATGAAGTTTACCCGAAACACGGTCAACGGAATCAACGATACCATCCTTGCTTCCAATGACTACACCGCCATTCCCTTTACCGTGACCGAAACTGCTGCGGTTAAGGCTGGCTATCCCATGACGTTGGCTGGCAAGAAAGCTGTTGCTGCTGGCGAGACTGGTTCTAAGACGATCAACGCTGACGGCATCCTACTGTATGACGTTGACCCGGAAGAGAACCCCAACGCCGCCCTGCTGATTCGTGGTGTTATCGACACCAAGAAGGCAGCGGCAAGTTCCAGCTTCACCTTTGACGCTGACGCAATCAAGGCACTCAAGACTGCCGTTCCTGGCATCTTCTGCCGTGACAACATCAGCGTGAACGCTTAATAGGAGGTAAAACAACATGGCACTGAATCTTAAGGAAGTCTTTGCCCCGGCTGCGATTGCCGCCTATTGGACGAATGACCCTACTAATGCGATGCCCTTTGCATCTGACGCACTGTTCCCCGCTCAGAAAAAGGCTGGTCTTGACCTGAAGTGGATTCGCGGCCACAAGGGTGTTGGCGTGTCTCTGATGCCCAGCGCATTTGACGCAAAGGCTACGTTCCGCACCCGTGAGGGCTTCAAGTTCGATGAGACCGAGATGCCGTTCTTCCGTGAGGGCTACCATCTGGGTGAGAAAGACCGTCAGGAAATCTTGCGTGTTCTCGACAGCAACGACCCCTATGCCCGTGACGTTGTGAAGCGCATTTATGATGATGTAAGCGATCTCGTCACCGGCGCACGCATCGTGCCTGAACGTATGATTTGGCAGTTGCTGGCTCCTGCAAATGGCACTCCCGGCATCACCATCAAGGCAAACGGTGTGAACTACACTTACAATTACGACCCTGATGGAACGTGGAAAAAAAGCAATTACAAGGCACTGACAACTTCCGCAAAGTGGGACACTCCCGCTTCTGCTACGCCTATTTCTGACCTGATTGCTGCGGCCGATGCTGTCAATGATGCAACTGGTGAAGAAGTCACTCGCGTCTTTATGAACAAGGCTACGCTCGCGAAGATGATTGCTGCTGATGAAGTAAAGAACCGATTCCTTACCATCAACAATCGAACCACTTCCGTTCTCACCGCGAATGAAGCAAAGGAAGTTGTTCGTCAGGCAACTGGCCTTGAGATTTTCACCTACAACAAGAAGTATCGTCCTGAAGGCGGTGGTGACACCGCAAAATATCTTCCTGACGGTTATGTTGTTCTGGCTCCTGATGGCAAACTCGGTACGACTTGGTATGGCACTACCCCTGAGGAAGCCGATCTGATGTCCGGCCAGTCCGGCGCATCCGTGTCCATTGTGAACACCGGCGTTGCCATTACCACCGAGTTGACCGTGCATCCTGTCAACACTAACATCTATGCTTCTGAAATCGTCCTGCCGTCCTTTGAGCGCATGGACGCTGTGTACTGCATCAAGGCTTACTAAGGCGAAAGGAGGAAAGCAGCATGGGAGACCAGTATTCCGAAGCGGCAGTCAAGCTGGGGCAGTACATTGCTCCTGCACTTGACCGTGAAGTCACGGACGAGGACTACTCACTCTTCGACCTGCTGCTTGATTTCGCCAAAGACAAGATATTTGCACAGGGCTACCCTTTCGGCAACAGGCCGGACGAGTTGCCCTTGCAGTATCAGTCGTTGCAGATACGCATCGCAGCGGAACTGTACAACCACATCGGAGCAAACGGACAAACGAGCTATACCAACAACGGCATTACTCGTGTGTGGGAAAGCTCTGATGTGGCGCAGTCCCTGCTGAATGAAGTGGTTCCGAGAGTAGGTGTTATCGGCTGATGTTCAATGGTAGCCCGCTGGATAAACGCCCACTGTGGTACTCAAACCCGGTCGGCGAGAAAAAGCCTGTTGTGGACGAATGGGGAAACGAAACTGGCGAATCGGCATACGAATCGTGGAGTGAACCCGCAAAGCTGATGTTGAACGTCAGCCCTCCTACTGGTTCTGCTGAGGCAAGCCCTTTTGGAGCGTTCACGGATTACAGCTATGTGGTCAGTTCGTCCAGCAAAAAGCATAACACTCCACTTTATGAGGGTACGCACGTTTGGTTTCAGACGGACGTTTCAAAGCCCTTCAACTACATTGTGGTCAAGGTCGCAGAGCATATCACGGACACGTTGTATGCGCTGAAGGAGGTGGCCGCAAGTGAAAATTAAAGTGAGGTTGAGCGATGCCGGACTTCGTGATGCGGAACGTCAGATACAGGAGTACAAGGCCACCCTGAACAAAAAAGCTAGAGCACTTGCTTTTCGCCTTTCGTGGCTTGGGCTTGAAGTCGCAAAGGTACGTTTCGCTAACGCAGAATACGCTGGCTCCAATGACGTAAAATGCCATATCAACCAAAAAGACAAGACTTGCACCATCGTTGCAGCGGGCAAGGCGGTTGCCTTTATCGAGTTCGGTACTGGCGTATCCCATTCCGCTTATGTCGGCGAACTCCCTGCTGGTGTTGGCGAACACGGAACGTATGGAAAAGGCAATGGACAGCATAAGCGCTGGTACTACTACGGTGACTCCGGCAATGCTGGCACGCCTGTCAAGCAGGTGGATGGCAAAGGCCAGTTGAATTACACCGATGGCAACGAACCGGCTATGGCTATGTGGGGGGCTGTTGAAGAAATGGCTTCTCAGGTAGAAGCAACGTGGAGGGAGGTCTGGAATAGTTGATTGATTATTTCAATTCCATCTTCACAGCTGTTGCCAAGGAGCTGCGAAAGCAAGTCCCCGGCATCTTTGTCACCGGTGAAATCAATGACAGCAACGTCAAAAAATTTCCGTGTGTGCAGATAGAGGAAAACAGCAACCTCCCGGTTCATCGGGATTCTGCCAGCAGAAGCAAGTATGCTGCCGTTTCTCTGCGTGTGCGTGTCTATTCCAACAAAACAAGCGGACGCATTGCAGAAGCCCGCTCCATTTTGGGCGTCGTGGATTCTGTACTTGAACCGCTCAATTTTTATCGAAAATCGTTTGCCCCGTTGAATGGGCTGTACAACAATTCCGTCTATCGGATTGATTGCAGCTACGGGGCAACAATCGGAGAGGACGGAATGATTTACCGAAAATAAGGAGGTAAACATTCTATGAGTACTGCTATCTCCGGTCTGAATACCACCCTGTACTGTGGCGACAGCGCAACCGCTCTGACGAAGCTGTGCGACATCAAGGATGTGCCCGACCTGATCTCCGAGCCGAACCTTCTGGATGCCACCACTCTGTCTGACCCCATGCAGGTCAACATCTTTGGCATTATCCAGTCCGATACCAAGTCTTTCACCGCCAACTACAACAAGACTGACTACAAGAAGGTCAAGGAAGCTGGCTACGATGAGACTTCCGAAAGCAACACCGTGAAGTATTATGCCCTGAAGATGCAGGACGGCTCCGGCTTCACTTGGCAGGGTATGCATCAGGTTGGCTTGTCTGGCTTTGGCGTGGACGAGGTTGTGGAAATGACCATCAACTGCATTTTCACTAAGAAGCCTGAGTTCAGTGAGACCCTGACTGTCAACGGCGGCTAAACCGCAAAAATCGAATCAATCAAACCGGGCAGAACTGAACATCGGATTTGGTTCTGCCCCTATTTATAAAGGAGAGCATTTATTATGGCTGCAAAGGTTATCAATTTTCATTCCCCCGATGGCAAGAACACTTATGAGCTGACTTTCACCCGTGACAGCGTTGAAGCTACCGAACGTGCAGGCTTTCAGATTGGCCAGTACACCCAGATGACCAACCTGCTGTCCAACTCCCGCGCCCTGTTCTACGGCGCGTTTATCGCCCGGAATCGTGGCATCAAGCGTAAAGTCGTGGACGAAATGTTTGCCCACATCGACGAGAAGGAAGAGCTGATGGCTGCGCTGCTTGAGATGTTCATGGACGCTTCTAAGTCTTTGCTGGCAACTGACACTGAGGACAAAACTGCAAAAAACGCAACGTGGGAGATTGTGTAACTGCACAATCTCAGGAAACGGACGGAGAGGGAGAGCCGTTCTCCTTCTCCAAGCTGTTCCACGATGTAGAAGCCTATTACATCTCCATCGGCATGACATACGACCAGTTCTGGTACGGCGATGTCTGGCTGGCTAAGGTATACCGTGACGCAGAGGAGCTGCGAGAACGCAGAGCTAATGCAGAAGCATGGAGAAACGGTTTTTACATGGCATCTGCGCTTTCCTCTACGGTTGGCAATATGTTCCGAAAGAAAGGGTCTAAACCCATCAAGTACATGGATAGACCGATTCCCCTTACGCAAAAGGAGAAGGAAGAGTATGAATACCAACGTGCTGCGGAAGCACAGGAGCGCATTAAGCGCATGATGTTCTCCATGATGGAAAAGGATGGTGGTAGTGATGGCTGATGTTGATATTACAAGCTTATCCGTAGAGATTTCTGCGGAATCGCAGGGCGCAGAGCTTAACATCAATAAATTGGCTAACGCTATCGCCAATCTTCGTTCTAAGGGCAATGTTTCTGCCGTCTGCGATAGCCTTGATAAACTAGCTGGTTCTATCGCTGGGCTGAAGTCTGCATCCAAAGGCATTGGTTCTATTTTTAAGAACATCGAAAAGATGTCAAACATTGATGTTTCTGGCATTGATTTTACTGGTTTAAGCGCAAAGCTGGAATCGTTGAAAAGCGAATTACAGCCCTTGCAGAACCTTGATGCTTCTGGATTGAAAGCGGTTGGCAGTGCAATGAACGCCATTGTTAAAATCCCATCTATCAATGATAAGTTGGATGCAGACACGCTCAATAAGTTCAAGACTGCTTGTGATAGCATCTCCACCTCGCTCACTCCCCTTGCATCTCAGCTTGACAAAGTGGGCAATGCCTTTGCAAAGCTCCCTCCGCAGTTGAGTAAGGTGGTTACACAGGCTAACCGCGTGACCGCAGCCAACGAAAAGCAGCGCAAGAGCTATCTCAGCCTGTCCAATCAGATGAACGGCTTTATGCGGAACATGGCAAAGCTGGTTTCGTTGAAAGCTATCGCTGAGTATCTTGGCAACGCTGTTGCAAAGTTCAACGACTTCTATGAAGCAACAGACCTGTTTCATAATGCTATGGGCAATTTGAGCGGTGAAGCCGATACGCTTATTAGCAAGATGCAGGGCTTGCTTGGTGTTGACCCGACCAAAGCGATGACCTACATGGCTACCATCCAGAGCTTGGGTACTTCGTTTGGTCTGGCCAGCGACAAGGCATACGTTCTGTCCAAGAACCTGACTCAGCTTGCCTATGACGAAGGTTCCTATTGGAACAAGGACGTTGCGCAGACCTTTACTGCAATGTCCTCCGCAATCTCTGGCGAGATTGAGCCTATTCGCCGTCTGGGCGTCGACCTGTCTCAGGCACGGTTACAGCAGGAGCTTCTAGCTTTAGGCTTTAACAAACAGGTTTCTAGTCTGTCTCAGGCAGATAAGGCAGTTCTGCGTTATATTGCCATTATGAAGCAGACTGCCAACGTGCAGGGCAACCTTGCACAGACCATCCAGAGTCCTGCGAACCAGATCAAGATTCTGAAAGCACAGCTTGATATGTTGGCAAAATCTGTCGGCTCTCTGCTCTACCCCGCCCTGAAATCCATTCTTCCCCCGCTGATTGCTGCTGTTCAGCTTATTCGAGAGTTTGTCGAGTGGGTGGCAAAGCTGATGGGTGTGAAGGTCGTGTTTACTGATTTCACCAAGAGCGCTGATAGCGTTGGCGGCATCGGTGACGCAATGGATGACACGGCAGACTCCACCAAGAAAGCCGCCAAAGCCCTCAAGGACTACACGATGGGTTTTGATGAGTTGAACATAATTGACCCCACACAGGGGAGTTCCGGTTCTGGCAGCGGTGCAGCTGCTGGCAACATTTTGGGCGATGTAGACCTGTCCGGCTACGATATGTTCAAGCAGTACAATGAAGAGTTTGCAAAGCAGATTGACGCTATAAAGCAGAAAATCAAAGATATGCTGCCGGTTATTGGCGCTATTTCTGCTGCACTCGCATTGTGGAAAATCACCAATTTCCTGACGAACATTGCAACAGCAATTTCTAAAATGACGGATTTGCAAAAGTTGGCTCTTTCGATTGCAACAGTCGTTGTCGAAGCATCGTTAGTATTCAGCTTTGCGAAGGGTTACGCATCTAGCGGGAATCCTCTCGAACTTTTAGGTGAAGTGGTATCTGCCGCGTTTGGCTCTTTTGTTCTTTGGCGCACGATAGGAGCAGATGGCATTACGCTTGGTATGGGCATCGCTTTTGTGGCGAGCCTTGCAGGTCTTACTTATGCACTTGGTACTGGCGAAGCCAATCTTGGCGATGCAAGCACATGGATTCAGGCTGCTTTAACAACGGCATTCGGTTCTATTACTGGTATCACACTGCTCACCAATCTTGGAGCAGCCTCTGGTACAGCCGCAACGCTTTCTATCGGTCTTGCAGGTCTTATTACCTTTGCGGGAATTACATTCTCGCTTGGTGAAAAGCTGAAAGAATTTCCCGTTTTTGACACCATCATCACTGCTCTGATGGGGATTTTTGGCGGTGCTGCTGGTGCTGGCGTTGCATTACTTGTTGGTGCAAGCCTTCCTGTTGCTGGGGCCGTTGCCGCTGCTGGTGTCGGTATTGGCCTTGTTCTTCACTGGGCTGGTATCAAATGGGGCGCTAAAGAGAGCGGCGAAAAAACAGATGCTGCCGCAGAAGCCGACATTAAAATGCATTATGTCGAAAATGTTTTTGAGCAGCGTATCGATGCCATCAAACAAATCATTGTCACTAAGTGGAACGCTGTCATTGACTTTATGACTTCTCTGCCTGAAAAGGTTGGGAACATCGTAAGTAGCATTGGCGAGTGGTTCAGTTCTCTTCCTGAAAAAATCGGCTATGCCCTTGGCTTTGCCGTCGGCAAAATCGGGGAGTGGGTCGGAAACATGGTCGTTACTGTAACAACCGAAGTTCCAAAAATTGTTTCTTCTGTTGTTAAGTTTTTTGAAGAACTGCCGGGAAATATTGGGACTGCAATTCTCAAAACTCTTGATGTTATTTCTGAATGGCGGGAGCGTATGGTTGCTTTCGTTGTTGTTGAAATTCCAAAAATCGTTTCGTCTATTGTCGAGGAGTTCAAAAAACTTCCTGGTGAATTGAAAAAACTTGGCAAATTCATCTGGGACGGCCTAATTAACGGCCTAAAAGACACATGGAGTACCGTTACAGACGGCATCAAGAGTTTCACTGATGGCTTTGTCAATGGCTTCAAGGAAGCTCTCGGCATCCATTCTCCTTCTAAGGTGTTTGCAGAGCTTGGCGGCTACGTCGTAGAAGGCCTTGCAAACGGTATCACTGGCTCTCTCGGTTACGTCAACGATGCTATGAATAAACTCGTAGACGCCACCAAGGTCAAAGGCGAAGAGATGGCGAGCTATGGCATTGACTGCGGCACAAGCTACGTCAACGGCATCATTTCCGGGCTAGACTCTAAGTGGGTCGAACTCGATAACAACCTCAAAACCAACTTCTTCGGCACGGTGCAAACTTTCATTCAGGCCGCGCAGAGTGGCGACTGGAAAACAGTCGGCACTACTATTGCTGCTTCCATCTGGGGCGCTATGGGCGATGAGCAGCGTAAACGCGTCAAGTCCGTTGCAAGCGATTTGCTCGGCAGGTTGAGTAAAGAGCTGAAAAGCCAAGCCTCTTCTCTGCTGAATACCGCTGCTACCATTGGCAAAAATCTGGTGAGCGCACTGACTCAGAATTTCGGAAAGGTTTCCTCTGAAACTCAGACGATGCTTTCTGGTATTACGCAGGCTTTCGGAAACGTGAAGTCTCCTCTCGCAACGGCTGCTAAAGCAATCAGCGCTGCGCTGTCTGGCGGCTTGCTCAGTTCTTTCCCGACAATTTTCGCTGGGTTTGCCGGGCTGGTAAGCACCATCGGAACCGCAGTGGCGGGAATGCTTTCTGCTGTGGGCGCCGCCCTCAGCGCTACGGTTTTTGGCATTCCCGCTGGAATCGTAGCCCTTGCTGCTGCCGCCGCCCTTGGTGTTGCAATCGCTGGAATCGTATCAAAACTTGGTGGTAGCCATTCTACCAGTAGTTACAGCGATACATCTCAGTATGTTGGAAGCTCTAGCTACAATTCCTCGACATCCAGCTCTTCCTATAGTGGCACTTATTCTGCCGCAAGTGGAAACTCCGAAGAGATGAGAGATGCTGTGTACAACGGCTGCTACAATGCATTCCTCGACATCTGGCAGCGGTATGGAGAGGAAATCTCTGATGGAAGAGATGTAAGAGTGTACCTTGATAGCAAGCAGCTCACCGCTTCTGTTGAAAAGACCCAGAAAGAACGTGGCGTGTCTATTATGGGTACCGAAGTTTATTCCTATTAAGAAAGGATGGTTCAGATGGCCAATATTCCTGCCCTGGTTACGGTGAATGGCGTAGAGCTGCCGGAACCATCCTCTTATGAGGGAACGACTAGTACTATCGTAGACTCTGGCCGAAATGTTCAGGGAAAGGTTGTTGGTTCTGTCGTGCGGCATGATGTGGCAAAGGTCTCCATGTCTTGGAACTACCTCACCGCACGGCAGTGGGCCGACATCTTGAGTCTTTTCACTACGAATTTTTACTGCACTGTTAAATTCTATAACCAAGCCACAGCCGGTTATACTACCCGTCAGATGTACGTCTCCGACCGCACCGGCGGAATGTGGCGTAGAGGGCCGAAAACCGGTGGCGTGATGGGATGGACAGGGTGCAAACTTTCTCTTGTGGAGGTATGATACATGGTTGAAGTCTCCGATAAGTGGAAAGAAAAATTTAACGAAACCCTTGTCCCGGAATCTTTTGTAGATATTACCTGTGGAATTACTGAACCGGGTATCAACAAAAAGGCTACCATCGTCACGTCATCGGCAGCCCCGTTCTCCACCTTTCACAGTATTGCGCTTTCCAATAACGCTTCCATTTCGAGGTATTCCACAGGAGAGCTTAATCTCACTGTTCTTGACGGAAGTTGCGCCATTGTTCCTTCTTCCCCTCCGTATGGAACTACTGGTTTTTTGAGCGCCAAGATTTTTGACGATTCAAACCATCCTGTTATCCGGCTTGAGCTTCCGAGTGAGAGCAAGTCCTCGATTCCCGGAGTTTCAATTTGCTGGTCTACGGTATTTGAAGAATACGCTACAGATTTTTCGGTCAGCGCATATCTTGGGACTAACAGGTTAAAAACTGTGACCGTAAACGGAAACAAATCTGTCCGTTCTGATGTTGATGTAGAGCTTTCCGGGTTTGATGCCGTAGAGATTGAGGTGCTGAAGTGGTGTCTCCCTAACCGCCGAGTAAGGGTCGAACAAGTGAAAATCGGAAGGTATCTGGTGTTCGACAAGACCAAAATTTTGTCTTACAGCCATTCTTCAGCAAGAGACCCTATCTCCGGGCAGCTTTCTCAGGAGTCGATTTCCTTTAGTTTGGACAACAGCGACCGCACATGGGACTCTGTGAACCCTCAAGGGATTTATAAGTACATCTATGAACGTCAGCCCGTTACTGTTCGTTATGGAATGGATGTTGACGGGAAGACCGAATGGGTGAGCGGAGGAATGTTTTTCCTGTCGGAGTGGAGCGTCCCCGCCAACAGCATTGAGGCGTCCTTTCAGGCGCGAGACGCGTTCCTGTATCTGTCCAGCACGAAGTACACCGGAAGAAAATACGGCACGCTCTATGAGATGTGCTACGATGCACTGGAGCAGCTTGAGGCAGACGGAATCACAGCAGAAATCTCTGATGAACTGAAAGATTACTCCACCGACATTACAAGCGATGGGTCTACTTATCACAACTCTGATATTTTACAGCTCGCCGCCAATGCTGCTGGCATGGCTTTGTACCAGACTCGTGACGGCGTGATAAAGATTAACCGTGTGTACGGTTCTGTCGCCTCTGACTCGGTATTGGATATTCCGGTGCTGAACAATTATTCTTGGCCGGAAATCACCTTTGCTCAAAATATGCTTAACGTGGTGACCACCGTAGGTGGCGCTACCTACGCTTATCCCGAAAACCCTTCGGGCAAGGGCGTGAGCCAGACTCTGAGCAATGTTATGCTCACAAAGGACATTCTTGCAAAATCCAGAAATGCCCTTACGGAGTCTTATGGAGTCCTTTCTAATCGTCGCAAAGCTTCTCTTACTTATCGAGCAAGCCCTATCGTTGACGCTCTTGATATGGTAAAGATTCACCATCAGTTCAATTACGATGCTGTTTTGCTTGTGACCAATGCAAAATACACCTTCAATGGGTGCTTCAAAGGTACTGTAGAGGGGTACATGATGGCGGACGCTCAGGCTTTGTCTCTTGACCATGTCAGCGAACAACTTGACTGGGGTGATTCCGTTGTTCTTTCCGCTACCTTGTCCCCTGCTACCATTGATTCTCCCAAAATCAACTGGGCAGCTTCTCCCGAAGGAATTGTTTCCCTTCACGTTCTGACAAACGCAGAGGGAAAATCCACTTGTCAAGTCAAGTGGAATTCTCCGGGTAAGGCTGTTGTCACTGCCTTTGTGGGCAACGTCTCCGCGAAATGTTCTTTCATTACAACATCGTACAACCTGTTTGATGTTGCAGAGGGCGACACTGTTCTTATGGACGAGGGCGGCAACGTGGCTGAGTTCATCGTTGCGAAGCACGACTATGAGAGCGAGCTGAACGGAGTTGGACGAACTCTTCTGGTTCGAAAGCATTACGCGGCTATCATGGCTTGGGATTCCACATGGTCTACTTATGCCAGCAGCGACGTGAGCAGTTGGCTTAACGGCGACTACTTCAATTCGTTCAGTTATGCTCAAAAGCAAGCTATCAACAAGACAGCCATCTACTACACCCCGGGCTTCTCCGATTCTTACTGTAACTCTGGCAGCAGCAGGGTATCCACGATGGCCGAAAGCGTTTTCCTTCTTTCCAGCCATGAGTTTGGATACGACACGGAAGGTTCTGATGCCCCGAATTGGACGACTAGCAGCCCGAGCTATAAGCACAACGAGGGGACTCCCCTGCAAAATGCATCTGAAATCCTGAAGACAATGCTTGCATCCGATATAGAGGGTTCTGAGAGAGGGCGTTCCATTTGGACAAGAACTCCTTATCTGTACTCGCTTCAGATGCTCTATGATATTGCTGGCACAAGCTCAAGCGCCAACAAGTACTGGCGACCTCTGCTGGTCAGCAAACTTGTAAACGCATACGTCGCGTATGATTCTACGTTACAAGTGAATGGCAACGCAGAGACGATTTCTTATGCTACGAATGACGAGGGTCCTCGTAAATATGACAATGTCGTTCACCCCGCATTTACCGTTCCAAAGTCTCTTTCCATTGACGCTAAAGGCAAACTGATTTTTTAAGAGGTGATTGTATGGCAAAGTGGATTACAGACCGAACGCAGGCAGATGTAGACCGGGTCAAAGAGCTAACAGCCAAAGCCAGAACCGGCACATGGACAACGGCTGAACAGCAGGAGTGGGCCTCCGGTATGAAAGGAGCGCTCAGTTACACTGACTATGCACGAATCGAACAGGGCATGAAAGAGCTTGCTGACATTGTCGGAGTGAAACTTCCTATCGACCCGATTTTGGTCGTGACGGCGCTTAATACTTCCGGCGACATCCCTGCGTGGGACACTTATCCCGCCAAGTCCGAGTTCTTCATGCCGCTGACTGCTAAGAAAGCGGGCCTGCCGCTCCGCTCGCTGGGATTCCGCGTCAAGGGTTATATGCCGGGCAAAATGCGCACCGTCCTGCGCAAGTACGGCACCGAGACCGCCCTAGTAGACAAGTCCATCGACCTTGTCAAAGGCTATAATGATGTAGTGCTGGACATGGGAAACATCGTGCTGGAAAAGGGCGTCGAATATCAGCTCTATTTCGCCGCCGCCAACAACTTCTATCCGCCCTCTGTCGAGCCATCTTGGGTCGTAGCAAACGACTACATCGACATTGCACACGGCAGCGCCTACTATGGCGATGACGCCAAAATGATTTTTTCTGGAACAATCACTTTCACCGGAACGTCTACCCCCGAATGGGGGCCGAACAGCTATCTTACCACAGAGGACGCCAATCGTTGGATAGCCAGCGTGAAAGCCATCCGTTCAAAATGCAGCGGAACAAGCTCTACTCCGGATGTACCGGAATCTCTTTCTATGAAATTTGGTGTGATAAATCAGGTCGAAAAGATACTTTCTGACATCGAAAGTATAGCCAAAGATTACACGCTTTACTGCTCCGAGCCAATTTGTGGAGGTGAACCATACTATGCGGTTTATTGACCGAAAAGCAAAATACCCGGGCCGTTGGACTATGAAAAAGTCGGACGGTTCTTCGGAAATTATTACGTTGATTCGGAACGATGAGCCCATTGTGGAAGGCACCCCCATGAACGCCAACACACTGAACACTCTTTCGGATGTTGCTGGCGCAGATGTGGCCAGAGCCGCCGCAGAACGAAGTGCCGCTTTGGCTTCTTCTTCGGAAAAGAACGCAAAAGCCAGCGAGGCTGCGGCCGGAAAAAGCGCATCTGCTGCATCTTCCAGCGCAAGCTCTGCATCGAACGATGCAAAGGCAGCAGGTGCGAGCGCAAGCAAGGCTTTGGCTAGCGAAAAAGCGGCTTCGTCCAGCGAAAAGGTTGCAAAAGCCAGCGAGGAAGCAGCGGAAAGAGTTCTGGCCTCCATTCCCGATGAATATACGGAAATGCAGACAAAGCTCCAGGATTCCTTCGTGGTTATCCGTTCCCTACAATTTGAGCTGGATGCCCTGCGTAAGCAGCATGAAGCGGATACGTTTTTACTGTCGGCGCTGGTCAACAGCTGCCTGAAGGAACGCACCGTGAGCCTGAGCACCGAAAGTGGGGTTGGCCTGACCACGGAATCGGGAGCGGCGCTTGAGTGCGTAGCTTTGGTATCTGGTTGTGCCAGCGCATGACCTGTAATAAAAGAAAGGAAGCGAACCTATGGCAAAAATCACGGAACTGCCGAGCCTTTCGGCAAAAAATGTGAACCCGGCCAGCAATCTCCTCCCTGTGGTAGCAGGAAACCAGACAGACCGGGCGACTCTGAACGACCTGCTAGAGGGCTACTTTAATCGAGGGGCTCTGACGAGCGGAAGCGCCGCAGCGCTAAAAAACTGCCTTCCCCGGTTCAAATACCTCGGCACCAGCGTTACGAGCGAGCAGTGGGCCGCTATTCAAAATGGCACTTTCGATGGGCTGTTCCTTGGCGACCACTGGACTATCAACGACGTAGACTACATCATCGCCGCTTTTGACTACTGGCTGAACACCGGCGATACGGCTTGTACCAAGCACCATGTCGCGGTCATTCCGCGGAACAATCTGTACATCGCTGGCATGAACAGCAGCAACATCACCACTGGCGGTTACGTCGGCAGTGAGATGTACAAGACTGGGCTTGCACAGGCGAAGGCCACGATCAACAACGCATTTGGCTCCGCGCACATCCTGAACCATCGGCAGCATCTGGTGAACGCCGTCACCAACGGCGCACCGACTGGCACGGGCTGGTATGATTCGACCGTTGAGCTTATGAACGAAAACATGGTCTATGGCGGCAGACAGTTCAGCCCCATGCCGAACGGTGCAACTGATCCGTGGAGCACCTGCCGCAACTACACGATCGACAAATCGCAGCTGCCTTTGTTCCACCTCGCCCCGTGGCTGATTCGTAACAGACAGTGGTATTGGCTGCGAGACGTCGTCTCGGCAGCCGGTTTCGCGAATGTCGGCAGCGACGGCCTTGTGGACTGCTACTCCGCCAGCCACGCCGGTGGCGTTCGTCCCGTCGTCGGGCTGATCGGCTGATAAGGGGAAAGGAGTAAAAAGATGAAGACATACATTATTATCTTTGCCGATGGGACAAAGCTCGAAGCCCTGACCTTGAACACAGGAGCCAACACGTTCCACTCTGAAACCGAGATCACCCCGGAAATGTTTGACGGCAACCTGTCGGAGGTGCATATCTCTGCCAGCGATGGCGATATGAGCCAGTGCGCCTACCCTGATACCCTGCACAATGCAGAGTTGGTGCAAATCATGCAGCCTACTGACACACCGGACGGGACGTGGCAGTTTATCTTGAGGGAAATCCCAGAGGACGAAGCCGCTAAAGCAAAAGCGGAAAAACGGCTCACCTCTCTTGAAGCTGCAAACGACGACCTTGTACTCATGATGGCCGATTTGATTGGAGGCTAAAATTATGAAGACGCTAAACAACCTGAAGCTCCGCATCATGGTGCGGGCATTCCGCATCCGGCTTGACGCTGGTGAGACCTTTGAAGACATTGCCGCAGATTATCCGGTCCTGACAGCTGACGACCTGAAAGCAATCGAAGAAGCCCTCGGGCAGTAAGGCGGCGTGGAATGAAAGCATTTTTTGATTTTATCTCCAAGCTGCTGGAAGCCCTCTCCCGCGCCGCCAAAGACAAGGCAGAGGAGCTGGAATCCCCTGCCCCTGAAAAAGTGTCCACAGTGGACACCGTGACCGGCTGGGAGGGCGCACCACCCTACCGCTACATTGACGTGAGCCGGTATCAGGGCAAAATCACCCTCGACGGCTGGCGCAAGGTCAAAGCGGCTGGCTACAAGGGGGCGATGCTCAAGACGGTCTCCACCAACCGCAAGCTCTCCAAGCGGGCAGACGGCCTGTACATCGACCCGACCTTTGAGACCAACTACCGCAACGCCCGGGCTGCCGGGCTGGACGTGGGCGTCTATTACTACACCTACGCCACTAGCGAGGCTATGGCGGATGCAGAGCTTGCCCTTGTGCGGCAGGCGGTCTACGGCAAAGAGCTTACCATGCCCGTGTGCGTGGACGTGGAAGAAAACAAGCTCAAAAAACTCTCCACGCTGGACCTCACAAACGTGGTGGCGTATGCGCTGGAAAAGGTGGAAGCTATGGGCTTTTATGCCCAGCTGTACACCTACACGGGTTACAGCTATGAGTTGGACATGCAGCGCTTGGCAGGCCGCTGGGACGTCTGGCTGGCCGACTACACGGGCGAGACGCCCAAGGTGGATTACATCTACCACGCCCACCAGCACACCAGCAAAGGCCGCGTGCCGGGCATCTCCGGCAACGTAGACCTCAACGTGACCGAGCTCAACTACCCCAGGATCATCCGCAAGAAGGGCCTGACCCGTCTTCGGGAGGGCAAATGACCGAAAAAGAAGCTTTGCTGTGGGTGCTGGGCATCCTGGGCAGCCTGTGCGCCGCTGCCATCACCATCGACAAGGTGCTGGAAATCATACACAAGTACATCAAAAAGGCTCAGGAGCCGGACAACGTGCAGAACAAGCGGCTGGATGAGATGGACAAGCGCATCGGCACCTTAGAGCAGGGCCAGCTCCAGCACACACAAGCCCTTGCCCGTGACCTGCGCCGCTTTGAAGAAATCGACGAGGTGAGCCGTCTGACCCTCGACGGGGTGCGCAATCTGCTGGACGCCCAACTCTCCGGCAACAACCGCGAGGGAATGCAAAAGAGCCGCACCGACATCGACAACTATCTGTTAAAAGGAGTGACCAATCATGGAAGCACTGGCAACTAAGCTTTTTGACCTTATCCCTGCCCCGGTGGCGGCAGTGCTGATGCTGGGGGGCGTGATCTTTTACGCTCTGGGCTGCATCCGGCTGGGCTACGGCGCAGCGGTAAAGCCGCTGGTGCTGGACCTCATCGAGAGGGCTGAGCAGGAAATCCAGGGGACAAAGCGCGGCGCAGAGCGCAAGGCGTGGGTCGTCAAGATGCTCCGGGCCGCTCTGAGCGCCAGCAAATACGGCAAGCTCATCAGCTGGGCCATCACCGATGAGACCATCGGCACCGTGATTCAGTTTTTCTTTGACCGCGCAAAGGCGGCACTGAGTAAGGAGTAATACCATGAGCAGCACTATATTCGAGCAAACACCGCGCTATTATTATGATCAGCGTGCGTACCCGATTTTGTGGCCCGCAGTGTGTGACCATTTTGCCAACGGCGGCAAAATGGGACATCCCCGTGCCGTGACCGCTCGAGTGCGCAACGCCGGACAGCTGCCGCAGCCCTTCTGGCTCGGTGCTGCCTGTGGCGGCGGCTCGTGTAGTGCTGCCCGCTGCGCTGCAAGGACTTGACCGACAGCAAATGACCGCCGCCATCAAAAACGCACCGCTTGGGAGGGTAGACCGTAAGATAGCCTTACTGCGGTACGTTGAGCGGCTCCCGCTGCCGGACATTGCAGCACAGACACATTACAGCCGGACGGCGGTAGGCTACCGGCTGAAAGGCATTGAAAAAATGTTAAATGTGTGATATAATATTTTTACGAGCTGAGTGTATGTAGGACGCATGTTTAAGGCTGATTCTACAAACGCAACAAAGCGGCAGGCTATTCCAGAGCTTGCCGCTTTTCTTTTTGCACGAATTGTGGTATAATAATCTCAATAAATCCGCCCGGCCTCTCGAAGAAGCGCATTAGGGCGGATGTCTGAACCCGTTAAGCCTCTCAACGATGCGTATCATGGCGGGTCTTTAAGGCTATGTAGCTCAGTTGGTAGAGCAGGGCGCACCCCGTCTATTGCGCTGGTTCAATTCCAGCCATAGCAAGTCCGAAAATGCTTGAACGGTTTTGAATAGTGCGCATACGTCAAAATTGCGATAGCAGAAGTAGGCATTTTTGATGATACAGTCTCCCGCCTGCCTACTTGCAGTGCGTACCATGCGGGAGACGCAATTTTGCCACTTCGGTGGCAGAGCGATTACTCGCTCACTTATAATCCATCAGCTTTAGGCTGGTGGATTTTGTTTTATTCTTACTAGTTTTGTCGAAAGCATTGCCATATATTGGATGATGTGGTATCTTAGCATTGCACTCCAATGTGTGCATCCTTACAGTTAAGCGCTCATGCGGATTTTTCCGTGTGGGCGCTTTTCTTTTACCCTTGCAACTCTTCTACTGATACGTTGCAGGCCACAGCAATTTTCTTGAGCGTGGTCATCCGGATAGGTTTTCTGGCTTCTGCGTGTTGGATGGTCGCGGTAGACAACCCGGTCTTCTCCGACAGCGCACGAATGGTCAGCCCGGCGTTTTCCCGAGCGGCTTTGATTTTTACGGCAGACACCCCGAGTGTCTTGTAATCGGGCGACATATACCCGATTTGGAACATGCCCTGCTGCTGCAACGGCAATGCTTTGAGCGCAAAGCTGTTATCCACGTCCTCAAGGTCTACATCCTTCAGGACGTAAGCGCAGGCGTTGTCAAGCTCCGGGGTCATCTTGTGGAGCTTATGTGCCAACGTAATTTTCATCATCACGCCACGCACGGGAAACCTCGTAGCGTTGTCAAGGTCTGCCTGATTCACGCGGTCGGAGTTGCAGGCTTCATCCAGCAAGCGGTAGAGCTTTCCGAGATTTTTGATAGTGGTGTTTTCCATATTCATTACCTCCGTTTTCTTTTACTATACTGATTATACCACAAAACTGCTACAAGTGATACAGGCATAGTCGCCAGACTTTGCCTTATTTTTTTGTTCGTTTTGTAGCAGTTGTATCAGTTTATATTTGTCCTTCGTTGTACCTTCGTTGTCCTTCGTTTTCTGCCGATGCGGTACACTGGATGCAATAGGAGGGATGAACCATGAGCTATTACCAAACACCCGGAGCGCCCTATGTTCCGCAACAGCCAGTCAACCCTTACGGTGGTATGGGAACGGTAGGGCTTGCTACTCCCCTACCAACTGCACAGATGCAGCAGGCTCAACAGCAACGTCCGCAGCCGATGAATGGGCAACAGCCTGTTCAGCAGTCGGTGCAGGACGGCGGTTGGTTGCTGGGTAGACCTGTTTCCAGCAGGGAAGAGTTTTTGGCGATACCGTCTGACCTGTACGGCAGACCGACCTACTGCCCCGACCTGCGCAGCGGTGTGATCTACTGCAAGCGGCTGAACCCGGACACCTGTGAATCCTATGTGCAGGAGTTTTACAGCCCGGAAGCGTGGCGGCAGATACAGGCGCAACAGGCACAGCAGACCGCTGCACCGACACAGCAGTATGTGCCTGTTGAAGAGTATAACGCCCTCGTCCACAGGCTGGATGAACTGGAAAAGTGGCAGAAGAGCTTTTCTAAGCCCGCTGCCACAGCAAAGAAAGGAGAATAACAATGTCCTCTCCGTTTGATGTGATTACGCACAGCCCCATCATGCAGCTTGCAAATTTGGCTCGTGCCGGACAGAACCCTATGGGGTTTATCCAGCAGTTGAGCGGGCAGAATGCCCCCATCATGCAGGGATTGAACCTGATTCAGGGCAAAAACGAAGCACAGCTCAGGACAATGGCGCAGAATCTCGCCAAAGAGCGCGGCATCGACCTGAACCAGCTGGCAAGCGTCCTGAATCTGACGCTTCCGAAGTGAGGAGGCTTTACAATGGATGATTTTGAAAACAGCCATCCAGAAAAAGATTTTGACATCAACAATCTGTGCGGAAACGACAAAATATGGGTTCCTTTGATGCTTGGCCTGATTTTCGGTGCTGCCAGCAAAAAGTGGGATGACCCGGAAGACGAAAAAAGCAATCCTCCAAGCTGATTTGATAATCCCAAAATAAGCATCCCTCTAAGCGAAACGCTTCTCAGTTTTGCGGACTTGACAAAAACCGCTTTTGTTTGGCTTCGCCCATCGCACACGGCGGTGGGATAGCATAACGCAAAACTGAAAGGAGTTTTGTTATGGACGATTTTGCAACTGGTTATCTGGCCGGGCAGGACGGCGGCAATAACAACGGCGGATTCTTCGGCAACGAAGGTCTGTGGGCTGTTATTATCCTCGCTATCATCTTCGGCTGGGGCACAAACGGCTATGGCCGGAACGGCGGTGACAACGGCATGAACAGCTACATCCCCTATCTGGTGGGCACCGGTGCAACCGGTCAGGGCGGCGCAGATACCCGCGCGGCTCTTTCTGAGGGCTTCTACCAGCAGGACACTTCCCGTTCTCTGGCTGGTATCCAGAGCGGCATCTGCTCTCTGGGCTATGACCAGCTGGCACAGATGAACACCCTCAACGCTGCCATTGCGGGCGGCTTTGCCGGTACTAATCAGGCAATCTGTCAGCTCGGCTACCAGAACGCACAGCTCGTGAACGGTCTGGAACGCAGCGTGTCCAACGGCGACAACGCCATCAGCCTTGCCATCATGCAGGAGGGCAACGCACGTCAGGCGGGTCAGACCGCTATCCAGACGCAGCTTGCGTCTTGCTGCTGCGAGAACAAGCAGCTCATCGGCGACCTGAAGTACACCATTGCACAGCAGGACTGCGCTACCCGTCAGGCTATCGCAGACAACGCCCGTGCCATCGTGGACAACTGCAACGCCAACTTCCGCAGCATGATGGACTACTTCACACAGGATAAGATTGCCACTCTGACTGCTGAGAACCAGAGCCTGAAGTTCGCCGCTTCTCAGGATCGTCAGAACGCACTTCTGACCACCGTGATGTCCCAGCAGACCGATACCATCCTGAACCGGGTCAATCCTCGTCCGATTCCCGCTTATCAGGTGGCAAACCCCAACATGGGCGTGAACTGCTGCGGCTGCTGCTAACCTACACACTCCCCGATAACACCGGGTGAACCATCGGGGCAGGGGTAATACACCTCTGTCCCTGATTTTTTAGGAGGAAACTACTATGGCTTGCAAAACAAGCTGCAAACTCTGCCCGCACTTGGTCATCAGTCAGGCAGTCACGTTTGCCGACGATACTCTGACCATCAACATCCCTGCTGGCGCATACCAGAACGGCGAAAAGTATTGCATTGTCGTTGCTCAGAGCTTGCCGGACACGACCACCATCAACGCCCCTGTGGTCATTACCATAGGTGCAGGCACGACCGCATACCCTCTGACCGACTGCAACTGCGCTCAGGCGACTGCTGAGAGCATCCACACCCGCACCCGCTACGCTACCCGTGTGGCAACGTCTGCGACCGGCACCGGCACGTTTAAGTATCTTGGCTGCTTCTGCCGCTCCCACGCCGGTGCGCCTGCGTCCATTTCTTGAGGAGGTATAGATTATGGGCAAGACTAATTTTCGCCGCATGATGATGCTCCGTGACCACGACAAAGACCGTGAGCCGGAACGTGACCGCCTTGAGGAAGAGCGTGACCGCAGGGAGCGTGAACTGGAACGCCGTCTGCGTAAGCTGGAAAACGGCAACGGCCGCTATCCTTACTATCCGCAGGAAGAGAACCGCTACATCGACCCCTACCCTATCCCCCGCTACCCTGACGTTGAATACGGACGCAAGATGCCGCAGATTGGCTTTTCGCAGAACGGAGATTGGGATAAGCGGTCTGGGCAGTATGAACATGGCGGTGCGGACAGCCGTTCCATCAAGATGCCACGAAAGCACCTCACCCACGATGAAGCGGAGGAATGGTGCGACAGCATGGTCAACGCTGACGGCACAAAGGGCTGTCACTGGACGCTGGAGCAGACACAGGACGTTGCCAAACAGCGCAATATCACTTGTGACCCAAACGATTTCTGGGCAGTCATGAACATGATGTACTCGGATTATTGTCAGGTCGCAAAGCGCCAGTCCGTTGACACTCCGGGCTTCTACGCTGACATGGCAAAAGCGTTCCTTGAGGACGCAGATGCCGCAGATGGCAAGGCATATCTCTACTGGGATTGCATTGCCGATAAGTAAAACAAACCCCTGTGTAGCTGTTAAAAACTACACAGGGGGATTTTTTATACGTTATAGCCAAACGCTCTCATTATTTTTTCTTGTAGTTGTTTTGCTTTTTCTTTTGCTTCAGCTTCTCTTTCTTCTGGCGTTTGATTGTCCAATGGGAATCTCGGCTTTTGGGGAAGCTGTGCCGGTTTCGGCAAATTCGCCCAGTGTGTTACAATATCGTGTTCTGGTATTATTTTCCCTTCTTCTGTATACACGCTGTCGAACCATCCATTGCTGATAAAGTATGCTGCATTTACGTAACTTTTCCCTGTATGCCCATTCTCAACAGAAATAAGATATTTTTCGTCAGTTTGTTCTGGTGGGAGTCCTTCTTTTTCGATAGAATGCCAAATTATACATCCCGTTTCAACATAATTGACATTTGTAGGATCCCGCCGTTCTTTAGCCCATTCTTCATACGCCAATGAATCTGTTTCACTAGAGTGTTCTACTTCCATCATATTCTTCCTTTCTCCCCTGTTCGGTCATTGTGACTACACAGGGGTTGTTTTATTTTGTATAGTACAATTCCATATCTGCCTTGTACATATCAAGTTGTCTTTTGCTATCCACAAGCGTGTTAAAGCTAAATCCAGCCACAAAAGATACAGCAATGGACAAAATCAAGTGCGCTGCAACCCATTTACCAGCAAAGATAAACGGAATCTGAACTACTACAGCAAAGGCATCGAACAAAAGAACGCAAATGCCACGCTTAACCATTTTCTGTAAACGGATAATACTTTTTTCGTAAAATTCCTTCGAACTCATCATACGTCAATCCTCCAAGAAATCTTTCGGTAATCTTTCCATTCTATCTTGTGCAGTCCTATAAATGATTAGTTTTATCTGTTAAGCAGTTCTTTTATGTAAAGCGTCTCAAAATTTTTCAAATTAGGATGTTCGCTTCGAGCCATCCTCTCTGCCTGTTCTTCAACACTCAAAATGCTTTCAAAGTCATCATCCACATCAATAACATAGCACATACATTCATGGTCGTGCTTTTCGTTCCATCCTTCAAAAAGAACAACGAACTTTTTCATATTGTCAATCCTCCAAGAAATCTTCTTGATTCAGAATTTGATTTGCAATTCGTTCTGTGCATTCTTTGATAACCGTAGACGCGGGAACATTATCTTCATAAGCTATGTTTTCATATTGTGCCCCTGCATATTCAAAGAACCTTTTAGAAAGTATTTCTGCATCCGCACGGCACAACGGCTTTAATTTGTATTGCAACGGAAATCTTCTTGCAAGTGCAGGATCAAGCCTATCAAATCGGTTTGTCGTTCCAATAATAATGACATTGTTCGGCAATCTATCCATTTCTTGCATAATCGCAATAACCACACGGTTCATTTCTCCAACGTCATCTTTTTGACCACGAGCCATACCTACCGCGTCTATTTCATCAAAGCAAAGTACACAAGGCGCAGTTCTTACATAATCAAAGATTCTTGCAAGGTTAGATTGTGTTTGTCCTAAGTGCGAATCAACTAGATTTGAAAATTGAATCCTCAAAAACGGAAGTTTTGCTTTGTGTGCGATATACCTAGCCAGCATGGTTTTTCCACATCCACTTTGCCCATAAAGCATCAATGCAGGCAAATAAGGGATGCCCATTTCATTCAATTTTTCAGATGCTCGATAAATGGCAACAGTTTTCTGCGTTATACTTTTTTCTTCGTTCCTAAGAAGGAATCTTGCTTCCGGAAATTCTTCTGTATCCTCTGCGATCAAAAGATGCTGTAAGTTATATGGCAATTCAATAAATTCTCTTTTGCTTTCCAACTTGCGAAGCATATTTTCTTTGAACTGCTCATCTTTTTTGGATGATATAGAATCCAAAATGATTTTAACGGCTTTTTGCGCGTTTCGCATATCGCCATCGCAAACAAACCGAATAAGGCGTCGTTCACTATCATTCATCTAATAAATCCCCCAACTCAGCTCTTTTTATCCAATACGAACTTTACAAGTTCTTCAGTTTCTTCCAAATTGATGATTATTTCATACCATCCTGCTGAATGCCCTTTATCGTAAGCGTACTCCCAAATTTTTGCCGCTTTCTTTTCTGAAATCCCAAAACCGACTTCTTCTTGAATCGTCTTATAAATCTCTGCGTAGATTTCATCCCTACGCTTCATTTTCTCTTGATTCAGCCGCTTAACTTCATTGTCGTAATCATCGTTGTTCTTTTGCGCTTGCTCTTTGTTCCATTTTACCGACTTATCTTCGTCAAACACAAAATTTGATGGAACTCGCTTGAAGCCATAAAGCTTGCGTCCCATATTTGCCATTGCTTCATATTTCTGCCCAATGTCAATCCATACGTCATTCATCTAAAAAATCTTCCAATTCAATCTTTCCGTCTGCCGCCGCAGCCGCTAGAGCGTAAACGAACTGTCCAATCGTCATACCGTGCCGCCGTGCTTCACGGTTAATGTACTTGCGTTCTTCCTCGCTCATAAGGATGGTAATGCGCTTAGAACGCTTGCCGTCACCGCTTGCAATTCCTTGATGCGATTCCGGCATCGGGATTTTTTTCTTTGTCAAGCTAGCTTCAGCCATTGCGCCGGGTACATCGCCTTGTTCGATAAGACGTTGAACTTCCTTTGCCTGTTTCAGCTTCTTCGGCTTTCCTTCGCCTAACATGGCATCATTCGGCTGACTTTTGCTGTCTTTGGCTTGCTTCGGCTTAATACCGCTTAATTCAGCTTCACTTGGCTGTGCATGGCTGTCTGTGGCATCACTGGGCTTAATCGGTGCTTGTTCGGCATTATTCGGCTTTGTTTGGCTTACTTCTTCTTCCTTTGGCTCACTTCGGCTTAATGTCTGTTCCAAAAAAACAGGCTGGAAGTCAAACCCGCCAAGCAGACCTGAGGATTTTTTGCTGGTTGGTTTCATTTTTCTTCCTCCATTTTTGCGCCACATACTGGGCAAAAATTCCAAATCCACTTGTCGAAATCGCTTTCGGAAATCATACTACTACAATTACTGCATTTGATTGCTTGCTCTGCATGGCTGTTATCATAATCGTCCTGAATAATAAAAGTCAAACCCTCTGGACGTTCCCATGTTGCTTTTGGCTGTAAATCTTGCACATCAGCATTTCTTAACGCTCTTAACCTTTCTAACGCATCTTCCAACGCTTGATTGTCGCCTTCTTCAAGAAGTCTGTTTCGATAATATTCCATCAAGGGAGCAACGTCTACAATCTTCTTACTCATTTTCTTCTCCTTTCACAATCATCTGTGCCAACGCCTTAAAATCCTCTGCGCTGGTACTTTTTGCCGTGTCGCCACTAAACAGGCTGTGCCGCTCTGCTTGCGCCTTACGAACGCCCATAGACGGTCTAATCTTCACGTCCAACAGCCTTGTTCCCATGCTTTGTGCAATCACAGGGAGCTGCTCTACAACCTCTTTGGACAGGTTCTCACGGCTCTTGTACTGGTTCAGAAGCAGACCTTCAATCTTCAAGGTCGGGTTGAAGTATCTGCGAACATCGCCGATTGTCTGCGAAAGTTGGCTCAATCCGGCAAGTGCATAGCGGTCTGCTGTAATGGGAACGATAATGCTGTTGGCGGCGATCAGAGCGTTCACAAGCGCAAGACCGAGCTGCGGAGGAGTGTCCAGAACAATGTAATCGTACTGTGCAGACACGGATTCCAGCGCTTCACGCAGCCGGAAGTTCTTGCCAATGTCCCGGACAAGCTGCTCGTCAATGTCCTTCAATGCGTTGTCTGACGGCAGAATGTCACCGGCTTCACAGTGCTGAATCCCTTCCTCTACCGTACCTTGCCGGGTCATTACATCGAACAAAGTACACACATCCTCTGTCTGTGCGCCGTAGGTGTCCGTTGCGTTGCACTGGGCATCGCAGTCCACCAGCAGCACCTTCTTGCCAAGCAACTGCAACGCACCAGCCAGACAGGTGCTTGTGGTAGTCTTTCCTGTGCCGCCCTTCTGGTTGGCGACAGCTATGATTTTTGCCATTTTTATTTGCTCCAATCCACGAAATATCCGTTATACTTAAATTCTTTTGCTGCTTTGCCAGCTTCGATTAAAATCTGCCCTGTCTTAATGGCTTCATCAGGTTCTTTTTCGCTGCATCCACGCGGAGAAACAATCAAATGAATCGGACTTATCACGCCATCGCCGCGATGAAAAAACATAACCACTTCATTATCAAAATTTTTATTTAGTTCGAGTTCCGCTTTATTCAGAACGGAGTAGGAAACTTTTTCCATTTTATCACTCTTTCTTTTAGTAAAGCGAAGAAGAAAACGCCTTCACTTCATCACCGACCCACAGCACAGGTGTAACGTGCCATTCAGTCACAATTTTATCTTCAAGGTATTTTCCTTGAGAATCAATCCATTTTTCGTTACTTGAATCATACCATCCAACTTGAACCATTTCTTTGCCAGAGTTTTTATCTTTTGTTGAGAGAAGGAGCCCGTGTGGCCATTCTTCCAGCTCTTTACCGGGCATTGCTTCTTCAACTTTATACCACTTGTCCTTGTCATAGCCTTTCGGAAACATTGGAATCATACTCTTTCTCCTTTCTGCATTGTCTGCTCAATGTGCTAAATCTGGCTGCTCTTGCAAGGCTTCAATGGAATAGAACGCTGGCATATACCTGTCTACGATACCCGCTTTGTCTACGCTTCTAATCAGATAGCCAACAGGTCTGTCGGGGAATGGCGTTCTGCTTAAAGACAAGATGTCCTTATACGCTGCCTTCACCGTATCGTAAACCGCTTCTCTGCGTCTCGGCAGTTTGATTTCGGGATGCTCTTTCTTCATCCACTTCTCAACCACCTTTGCCACGTCAATGCAGTCTTGCTTTTCCAGCTCGTCACATACAGACCAGTCGAAATCCTCATATCCGCTTCTGCGGGGCTTTCTGGCGGCTTTTTGAGGTTCGGCCGATATTTCGCTTGCCTGAACTTCAATCAGCGTCTCAGACGCTTTAATTTTGGGCTTAAACTTGACTGCCACAGCCTTTCGTGCTACAAGAACCGGTTCGTAGGTCACCACGATGTCAGACACAGCATTGATCTCATCTACAGCAACGTCAAGCACTCGTTTGCGAAGGTTCTTGTAAACATCGTAGCTTGCTTCCATCGCACCGAGCTGTTCTCTCAGTTTTTTCAGACTGATTTCATGCGGCTTACTGTCCATGTTCATCCAATCCCGAAGAATCGAATAAAGCAGGATGCTGTACTGTGATTTCATCCGTGATGTGTAGCGTAGACGATACCGAACGTACCCGCTTTCGGCAATATCAAAAAAGATGGGGCGAAGGTCAGGGTTGCAAGTGATTGCCACAACATAAGACCTCGTTTCGGGTACATAGTCCAGTTTTGCCCTTGTGAAAAGGACAAAACTCTCAAACGTCCCCTTCTCTTTGTCAATGGGAATCGACACCGTATTGCCCAGAAAGTGCTTGATCTGCGGCTCAATCCTTCGTGCATCAAGGCTTTTTAACCCAAGCAGGTCTCTGTACTCTGCCAAAGTGAACTCCACACGGCTGCTTTTTGGGTCTCTCGGATTTATTCTTGACAAGTAAACCTCTAGCAACCGAAGTTCACCTGCCGTATAGTCCCTGAACTTCGCCCAAACAAGGGATTTACTTTTCTCGACAAGGTTATTGTCTGATATTTTTGGCATCTGCTCACTTCCTTTAATGGTCTGAAAACAGTATATCACAAGTAGGGGGACATGTCAACAATTTTCGTCCCCCATGACTTGTCAATCCGTCCCCCATGTCCTCGTCATTTTGTCCCCCATGACTTGTCAATCCGTCCCCCATGCTTTGTCATTTCGTCCCCCATCTACCTATTATATATTAAACAAGAAATAAACAAGAGGTTAAATATCATCGTTAAATAGGCGATGACGATAATTTTCAACAATTTCTTTTTTTTCCATTCCAGCTTGTGTATAACTCAACCTTCCATTTGCTGAATAAAGTCTTTCCAGCAATGATTAGTCTTATCTAACGTGTACAAAAAGTGGATGAAAAACTTTTGAGCCGGTGTTATGGGGGACGGATTGACGAGCCGATTAAATGCAAGCTACATATTATCGCTACTACGTTATTTATTCCGCGCAAATGTTGTCGATTCATAGCTTATGGGGGACAAAATGACAAGGCGAATTTGCCCGATAGGTGTACAAAAAGTGGACAAAATGTCCCTTAAAAACTGCGATAATTCGACAATCAGCGCAAAATGTTTTCTTCGTTGATGGTATAAGAATCGTTTCGTTTCATCGCCGCAGCTTCCCCACAGTCCTGTGCCTGATATAAAATCTGCATATTAGGCTGTGTTCCGTCTGGGTCTGGGTCGGTTTTGGTGGCCTGCGCCATTTCATAATGGCCTGTGACGGTGCGGCAGACAGACACGCGATCACGCAAAGTCGTATGAAGGTTGGCTACCATTTCGCACAGAACGGCAAGGTAATCTGAGCCGTGATTGCCATAGATCAGATAGCACAGCAGGTCAATTTCTTGCGGATGGGCTTCTTTAATATGCTCTATCAGTGCATCTCTCTTTCTCTCGGTGCTGGCATCGCCAGCCAGGCTTTCCAATAAGCCAGGATGCAAACAAGTGTCTATGTACGGCTTGGCCGCAACACCGCAGCACACAAACCATTTTATGATAGTAGAAGCATCTGGGGTCATTGTCCCTTGCTCATAACGAAAAATGGATGTCCGGCCTACACCCATTTTGTCCGCAAGCTTCTGTTGGCTAAGTCCGGATTCTGCTCTTGCCATCTCTAACGCTTTTGCCACTCGTATCCTATAATCATCCATAAATACCCCTCTTTCGACAAAATGATACAAAAACAAAAGAATTTAACTGATATATTGTTCAAAATGTGAAACAATAATTGAAAAAAGTCGCTGTTCCATTGAAACAGCGAGATGTGATATAACTGTATTGTCAAAAAATTCCAAATAGAAAGGAAACACAAAATGAAAGAAACTGCAATCTGGAACCATGAACGTATGCCGATCATCGATGGAATGCCTGCCAGCGTTACCGATGGGCAGCCACACACACCTGAACCATGGGAGGAAAGCTAATGAACCGAACTGTAGATGCCCTGATTATTCCATACGCCCGCAGACGGACGCTGGAGCTTGTCCTGAGCCTTTCTGGGTATGAAGCTGATAAAGATGCTTACCTCGAAGCGAAAGGCATCTTGGAACGTGCCGTAGCCGCCTTAGATGATGGGCGTGACCCAGCAGACAACATCGAACGCATTGAGGGACAGCTTGTGGAACTGTGAAAGGAGAAGAAGATGGACTTTACGAACGGATTCTATAAAACCGAAAACCCTGTTATTCTTGAAGAAGTAAAAACCTTCCTTCAGTCAATGGAACGGCGTGGAGCAACCGTAAAAGACTTGGACGATGCCATTGTGCAGCTAAACAATGTTTCGCACAGCATCAGCACAAACGCTCTCGTCAAAGCAGATGTGCTGGACGATTTACCGAATAACCCCTTTCGTTCCATGCTCAACGGAATGTTACAAAGCAAAGGGTAACTTAAACTTAATGTGGCTCTTAATCATTGTCATTGCGATTTTTGGCTTCCCTGATACAAAGTAATGGATGCGAAGAAAATATTCGATTTTTACGAAGTTGTTAAAAATACATTGACTTTACAACTAAAAGGTGTATAATCGTATCAAATGAACGTCCATACTTACCGATCGGGAGGATATGACACAATGAGTGAACAGGAAAGAGCCAAGATTGACCGATTTATTGCATGGCTGCTGGAACACCCTGATAAGATTCCGGCAGCGGAGCAAGCCCTAGACCTGGAATAATAGAAAACCCCTTGCGCAGAGCTACACCAGCCCGGCACAAGGGGTTTTTATTTTACCGGGTCAGAACCACTTCTTTTTTCGGTTTCTACGGTAACGATATTTTCTGCTGTTGCCATATAGTACACGGTCATTGCCTTTTAACAAGGCTTGCATGAACCAGAAGCAAAAGGCACAGCCACACAACAAGTAATACACGGGCGTTCCTCACATCTTCTCAATCAGGTTCATCAGAGCTTCACGCTGTTCTTTCGGCATAGATTCAAGCTTTTTTCTAATCCGCTCCACTGCTGCATCGACTTCACTTTGCGGCTGCTGGGGCGGATTTTCTTTTTGTTCGCCAGTGAGAAGGTAGTCTACCGATACGTTGAAGTAGGATGCAATTTTAGAAAGAACCTCTGCGGACAGGCTCTTGGTTCTCCCGGCTTTCAGCTCGGAAAGAAAACTACGGCGAATCCCGATGTTGGCACAAAGGGTTCCGTCTTTGATGCCCTCTTTTTCGCAGAGTGCGTGGATGTTGCTGTACAAGTCCGACATAAGAACACTCCCATATTTGTGCAAGTATACAAATGCACAGAATTTTGTACAAAAGAGTTGACTTGTACAGAAGTCTGTACTATAATACAGACATGGGCGGTACAGAACACTGTACAATATGAACTCTCTACACCATTATATTAGTACAGTTTTCCGTACTTGTCAATAGATTTTAGCAAATGGAGGTGGAATTTTGAAAGAAAACTTCTGGTCTGATTTTGGGCTTGAAGTAAAGATGAAGCTGCTTCAGCGAGGTATGAAGCAAACGGAACTGATTCAGGCTGTCAGGGATGACACAGGACTGTTCTTTGACGATTCGTACCTCTACAAGATTCTTCGCGGAGAGCGGAAACCGGACAAAATCGTCCAAAGCATCTGCCGGATTCTGAATATTCAAGGTTCGGAAGAGTAAGAAAGGAGAAAAAATGACCGACATTATCTTATCGACCCAGAACGGCGAACCGGTAGCATCCAGTCGTCAGATTGCAGAGAACTTTGGCAAGGAACACAAGGATACTTTGGAGAGCATCCGACAGATTTTGGCGGCGGAAAATTCCGCCACCAAATCCATGTTCTACGAAACCACGTTTGAAAATCGTGGTAAACAGTACCCGATGTATTTAATGAACCGTGACGGTTTCACCCTGCTGGCTATGGGTTTTACCGGCAAGGCTGCTCTTGAATGGAAACTCAAGTACATTGCAGCGTTCAACGAAATGGAGAAGAAGCTGGCTGAACAGCCACAGCTCACACGCTCGCAGCTCATTGCAACTGCGCTGATCGCAGCGCACGAAGAGCTGGAAGAGAAAGACAAACGGATTGCAGAGCTGACACCGGATGCTGAGTTCGCTCGTGCTGTGTGCATTGCGGACAACTGCCGGACGGCCACCAGCATTGCTAAGGACTACGGTCTGACTGCTGAAAAGCTGAACAAGCTGCTTTACAGCCAGCGAGTTCAGTACAAAGACAGCGATGGTCAGTGGGTGCTGTACAAGCCCTATCAAGGCAAGGGATACACTAAGAACCGCAAAGGCAAAGCCATTCAGCGCTCTAACGGCAAGACTTACATTCCAAATACAACGGTTTGGACGGTCGAGGGTGAAAAGCTCATCCATGAGCAGCTCAAAAAGCTGGGCATCACGCCGAGAATCGAGACCAGGGCTGTTGCAGAACAGCAAGATTTCGGAGGATGGGAGGGCTGAACATGGAGAAGATTATCACCTTAAAGGTAGACCTTGAATACCCGGAAGAAGCCAAGTTTGCCATTGACGTCGCGGCCAAGACCTACTCGGATTTCAAGCGTGAGCAGGCGACAAGGCGCTTTGTAGAAAATGGTTGTACGCCGGAAGATGCAAAGAAAATCGCAAAGTTCATCCAGTTTCTTGACCAGTGTTTTTCTGAACACAATGAAAGAGCCTTAAGAAAGGCAAGTGAAGTGGATGGAAATTAAATACTGTGAGCGGTGCGGCTGTCTTCTTGGCAAAGTTCTCAAAACCAAACGGTATTGCAAAGAATGTGCAATGTTGGTTCAAAAAGAAAAACAGACTAAACGTCGCGCTCCGTATGGCGTCGTTTCGTGCGAATGGTGCAAAAAGCCGATGCGTAAAGTATACGAACATCAAAAGTACCACCAGAAATGCGCGAACGCTGTAAAACGAAAACAGATTGCAGACTGGTGGAAAGAACACCCGGATTACATCAAAACACCTTCTCGTAAAGCCAGACCGGAAGGGAACCAGACAGAAGAAAAGCCTAAGCCGAAGTACACCATCAAACAAATGAACGATAAAGCAAAAGAGCTTGGAATGAGCTACGGCCATTACAGCACTTTACTTGCACAGGGAAATGTGAAGGCTCCTGATGAACGGTAAATACTACGGCCAGCGGGAAATCCGCTGGCACAGCCGGGAGAAAGAACGGCTGGAACGCATCCAACGTAAGCAAAGGATGGCAAACGATGAAGAAAGCAATAAGCAACTTCAACAAAAGCAGTCCGTGGCGGAAGCGCTGGCAAGAGCGTGAGCCTTTAAGACTGGAACATATCAAGAAAGAAAAAGTGAGCAAAAATGAAAAAAATCAAAGTCAGAATCACATTCACCGAAGCAGTTCTCGGCACATGGCCTAGCAATCAGAACATTGCACGCGAGTTCATCGCCAGCAAGTCCCCGGATGCAAATACCATCGAGGACGAGGTTGCTGCTCTGGGCGCTGATGCTGTGGCAGATAAGGGCATGACCGTGTTCCCTCGCAACGAGAACGGCGAGCCTATCTTGTATGACTACCAAATTAAGGGCTTCTTCAAGGATTCCTGTGGTATGCTTGGTCGTATCGGCGGCAAGACCGAGACTGGCAAAAAGAAAGCCGTGAATGAATCCGGAAAGCTCACCGCATACAAGAAGGTCATTGACGGTCTTATTTTCGTGTCTCCCCGGATGATTCCCATTCATGTGAACGGCGAGATTACCGAGTGCCAGCGTCCGCTGCGTGCGCAGACGGCACAGGGCGAACGTGTCAGCCTTGCCAACAGCGAGCAGATTCCCGCTGGTTCGACCTGCGAGTTTGAAATCGTTCTTCTGGACGATTCTCACGAGAAGGTCGTGCGTGAGTGGCTGGATTACGGTGCTCTGCGTGGCATCGGACAGTGGCGCAACAGTGGGCGCGGGAAGTTTTCGTATGAAATCCTGAACTGATCGCAATGGCACAGCTTTTCAATGAAAGGCGAAGCAATGGCAAGCTGTGGATTTGAACCGCGCATCAAAGGCAATGCAAAGGATTGAACAGATACGCAATGGAATTGCATAGACACGATATGATTCGCTCCGCAACGGCACAGCTCGGAATTGCTGATAATAGCATGGCTATGGCACGGCCTTGAGACGTGGCGCAAAGGCAAGGCATGGAGCAGAAGCGAGTCGCAACGGCAAGGCAGGGAATTGACAGGCGATGCAATGGCACAGCGAAGAAACGCAACGTAAAACAAAGGCGTTGAGAAGTAGCGCATCGCGAAGGCTATGGATGCAAGGCGTAGCTTTGATAAGCAAAGGCATCGAACGGCGGCGACGTGCGATGCAATGGCAAAGAATAGAACCAATAGGCTAAGGCATTGAGTAGCTAGGAGCAGAACAGCAACGGCAAAAATGAAAGGAGACAAGATGAAAGCATTTATTGAAGTTGCCCTGATGTGGGGCATAGCGCTGGCGGTGGTTTTTGCGGTATTTCTGCTGAACTTCTGGATGGTGCATCACATCGGAATTCTGGTAGGAGCATCAGCTGCCCGTGGAATCATCACGGTATCTGTGGCGATGGCTACGGCATGGATACTGAGTTTTGGAGGTAATAAGAGTGAAAAGCCTGAAAGCTAATGTCCTTTGCACGCTTGGAATCGCGTTAGCAATCTTTTCGGTAGGATGCGGCGACGCAATCCAGAAAAGCCAAAGCGTGGTAGCAATGTTTGGATACGTTTTCCTTTCGTGTAGCTTCCTCGCCGCAGCACTCGTCTTGTGTGCCATTGGGGTCAGCTCTGAAAATGAACGTATTGAACAGAAAAATCGCAAAGTAAAACGCATTCCTCACCACACCAACGAGTGGAACACAAACGAGTGGAACACAAACGAGTGGAGAGATGCACGATGAAATGCCCGATGTGCGGTAGTGATAACATTGCAACGGTTGACAGCCGGTCTAACAACGACAGCATCGTTCGCAGAAAAAAGTGCCTTGTCTGTAACCATCGCTGGACGACCATCGAAATCGACAAAGACCAGTGGTATAGCGCACTGCAAATCAAAGAGGAACGTAAGAAGGGGAGACCAAAAGATGATTAACCTTGACAGATTCGGTGGTGTGACCGAACCGGAGGACGGCGTGTATTTCCTAACCCGTGAGCAGGAAGCAGAAGCCAAAGAAGCTGACCGGCTGGCAGCGATTGAGGACTTGCAGTCTGAGATTGAGGACAGGGAAGCAGAGCTGAAAGACCTCCGTGCGCAGTTGGCAGAACTGATGGCTGGTTGATTTTATACAGCCAAGTTAAGCCGAAGTAAGAATAATGAAGCCTAATGAAGCCGAAGAAAGGAAACGTATGGATAACAGCAAAATCCATGAAGCTCTGATGGCTGTTCAATCAGAGTTGAAAGCCCCGAAGGGGCAGATGAACACATTTGGTGGTTACAAGTATCGCTCTTGTGAGGACATTTTGGAAGCAGTCAAGCCAATTTTGAAAGAACACGGTTTGCTTCTTACCCTTTCTGATGAACCTAAAGTGTTAGAGGGGTGGCATTACATCGAAGCGACCGCAAAGGTGGAAACTCTGGATGGTGGATGCGTAACTGTTACTGCTTACGCAAGAGAACCGGAGCAAAAAACCAAGATGGATGCAGCGCAGGTGACTGGAACGTCTAGCAGCTACGCTAGAAAGTACGCTCTGAATGGTCTGTTCTGCATTGACGATACGAAGGACGCTGACACGGACGAGTACCAGAAGCAGACCACAAGCAGGGCAAACAAGCCTGTCCAAAAGCAAGCGGGAGCAGAAAATATTCCTCCGTGCGCTTGTTGTGGAAAACAGTTGCAGCCTGTCCAGTACAACAATCGAACTGTATCACCGCTGGAAACTGCAAGAAGCACAAAGAAACGCTTTGGGCGTGTCCTGTGTTGGGACTGTGCTCAGAAACAGCCGAAGGAGGGCTAAACAATGCTTAACTCTATCGCAATTCAGGGGCGTCTGGTTCACACGCCTGAAGCTAAGGTCACGAAGTCTGGCAAGGATGTTTGCACGTTTAGCATTGCCTGCGACCGTCAGAGTGGCGGTCAGAAGGAAACCGACTTCTTCAACTGCACCGCATTTGGTAATACGGCACTGTTCGTTTCCAAGTGGTTCCAGAAGGGCAGTCTGATTCTGGTGACTGGCAGCATCCAGACCCGGAAGTATACCGACAAGCAGGGGAACAACCGCACCGCAACGGAAATCATGGCGAACAAGGTTGATTTCTGCGGCGGCAAGTCTGACAACAAGCCCACCGATCGGGCGCAGGATGCGCCGCAAAACTACTCGCAGGGAAACGCAGATGACTTCTCTGTGATTGACGACAGTTCTGATCTCCCTTTTGACTAATGGTTACGCTACCGGAAAAAAAGGCGAACCACCTACCTTATATAAGAGCTGCGCTATCTGGCTGGACGGGCGTTTGGAAAGATGAAACACTTGGGCGACATCACAAAGATTCACGGCGACAAGATAGAGCCTGTGGATTGCATCACGTTCGGTAGCCCATGTCAGGACTTGTCCATTGCTGGACGCAGGGCTGGACTTGCCGGAGAACGCTCCGGGCTATTCATAGAAGCGGTTCGAATCATAAAAGAAATGAGGTCAAGCACAAATGGACTGTATCCAACTTTCGCTGTTTGGGAAAACGTACCAGGAGCATTCAGTTCCAACGGAGCAGAAGATTTCAGAGCCGTGCTGGAAGAACTTGCCCGCATTGAACAGCCAGACGTTTCAATTCCTCGACCTTCGGGTAGGGGGGGCAGATGGAGCAAAGCCGGAGCAATCGCCGGAAATGGATGGAGCTTGGCTTGGAGACAGCTTGACGCTCAATATTGGGGAGTGCCCCAGAGAAGAAAACGTATCGCTCTTGTCGTGGATTTTGCAGGTCAACGCGCCGGAGAAATACTATTTGAGCGAACGAGCCTGTCAAGGCATCCTAATTCGCGCATCCCGGCGTGGAAAGAAATTGCCGGACTTACTGCAAACTGCCCTGCTGGAAATGATGGAGTGGTGGGAGCCGGGCGCGGCCGCAAAGGCGATGGAGATGCTGATTGTAGAAGAACAAAAACGGATAAGACGGGAGAAGCTGGCCGCTCTGAACGAGAGGAAAGAACTGATAAGAGAGAAAGCGGAGAAGCAGCTGCGTACTCTCTTAAAATCCGCTCTGGCTGTGCCGGAGGAGGAAAGGGCGCGCTTGTGCAAACAGAAAAAGTCGGGACGCTATCGACACTCCAAGACCAGACGATTTTCCAGCTAGTGCAAGCCGGGGAGATAATCCCAATAAACACACAAATCGCTACAAGACACATCTCGATGGGAGAAAAAACAGGTCTTGGAGTCGGAAAGAATGGAGACCCGGCCTTTACTCTACAGGCACGGCATGAACACGGCGTGTGCTATTGCATTGCGGGAAACATTGTTGACAGAGCCGATACGGCAGGGGCGAACGGCTTGGGCGCAAAAGAAGAAGTGGGCTATACACTGAACACAATTGACCGTCATGCAGTTGCGTATTCCATAAATCCGTTGTCAAGTAACAGCATGAAATCGGCAAATCCGTACAGCGGGTTCAATGAAACAGGTGTAAGTAAAACGCTCGACTGCTCTGAAGCAAACCCAACGAAGAATCAGGGAGGACTTGTCATCGTTCAGCCGATTCCGATTCAAGACAAAACAGGAACTCTTTCGTCAGGCGCTCACGCTGGAAGTTACAATGGACAGGATGCTTACAACGATATGCTGGTAAGGTGCAGAGTTTTTGACGCAAGAGGTAATGGAAATGGAAAGACGGTTCCGACCATTACGGGAGACCACGAAAGCAGAATCACTGATTATACAGCCATTGCGGATGAACACGCTGGCTGTTTGACACCGTGGGATGTTCAGAGCCGCAGGATTTTTTCTGAATACGGGAAATGGCCGGCGTTGTATAGCGGAG